TAATAACTTATGTTACAACGTATAGTAAACCGTACTACGTAAAGTAAACATACAATGAACCATAAGGTAATACCTTAAGTACATCCTTAGTAATAACTTCAGTTTAACTTAAGTATTAGTTAATGTCTTAGTTTTAAGTATTAATAACCTCATAACTCTAGTAGCTGCCATAACAACCTGCATTAATCTAAGTTAAACGTAAAGTACAGACGTAATACTGCTTTTAGGGTGCAGCGTCAACAAAGCTATGTGCTTCTATGCTACAACCGAAAGCAGCAGTACGGCGTACTCTATGACCTTGCTGTGTTGAGACAAGGAGATGATAGATGTGTTCGCTTACGGTGAATTCAATACTGCTCTAATGGTGCTGTTAAGCTACTTATTAAAGCTGTACCTTTTAACGCTTCACCGATCTAAGGGTCTATGCACAATCCTGTCATGCAGAGGTTACCGAAGAAACTGTTACGTCAGGGCTATTGGAGAATTAGCACTCCTAGATTGCTAACCATTGACTCAAAGCTATCACAGCGGGAGTTGGTTTTCGCGGAAGTCAGTGGAGAGTTATGAACCACCTGTAAAGCACTGAACTACATCAATGCGCTGGACTTATCTTTACCTGTACTCAAATTATAGCACGATCTGACAGTGAAGTCAAGTGCATTACATCAGGTAACGAGTGCTATGTGCAGATAGAAAGAAATACACGATCGTCTTGATTAGGTGCTCAATCTGTGCTATAATACACTTATGTTCAACATCCTGAAAGGAACCTATGCAAGAGAATAAACCAGATACAGTACAAGTTCAATCCTACAACCTAGCTGAATACAGCGAAGCAGTTCAGAAGTTGTTCTCAGAAGGTTACCGCTTTGACTTCGTAAGTAACGCTCATTTCCCTACCAGTTTCGGATCGTTCTTTACATGCACTATGGTACTAGAAAAGGAACAAGCTGTAAAAGCACTAGAACAGCCTGTAGCAGCTCCTGAAGGTTCAACTGAAGGGCAAGTACCTACAGCAACCAAAGGACGTCCCAAGAAGGTTTAAACCGGTCAGATAAGGAAGGTAGCTACTTAGGTTATAGGTAGCTACTCTGTAGTTAACAAGATAGGAGAATTATGAAACAACCCAAACGTCAAGTCCGTTCCAATAAAGAGCGAGTACAACAGGACTTCAATCCTCGGATGACTGAAGCCAAAGTAAGTAAATTTAATGACTATATGGGTTACAAGCAGTTCCAGCTTACTGAATCACAGCAGGAATTCGCAAATAAGATTATCGCTAATGACATGGTTGTGTGCTCGGCCCCAGCCGGTACCGGAAAATCACTGACAGTTCTGCATACGTTTGTTCAGATGTACCTGCGTGATCCTTCGCTGAATATTACAGTAGTTCGCACACCAGTAGAAGTAGGTGCAGATAAGGTTGGTTTCCTGCCTAACTCCTTGTCCGAGAAGATCGAACCGCACTTCGCCAGCAGCAAGTTACTCCTGACTAAGCTACTCAATAAAGGTAAAGTTGAAACAGACCTTGAACACAGGTTGCACTTCAAGATTCCTAACTACCTGCTTGGTAGTACATTGGATAACACACTGTTGCTTGTGGATGAATGTCAAGAGCTACCTCCGCTGATTATGAAGCTGATCTTGGAGCGTATCGGGATTAATAGCAAGGTTGTAATCTTGGGTGATCCTACGCAGCGCTACAGTAATGAAGCCGGTCGTAACGGATTGAGTGATGTACTGCAGCGATTCTTTATCAAGGACGTTGATGGCACGTATGAAAGTAGATTCAGGGATATTGCTCACCATAGCTTTACGATTGATGATGTACAACGAAGTGATTTTGTTAAGACAGTCCTAACAGCATACATGAACTAAAGGAGAAACATGACCAAAGTAAAATATCCAGCAAGTAAATATCAATGCACTACCGTACAGCATGGTCGGAGTACTCCTAATATGAGCAAGTTCAAAGCTAACTCCGATGAAGAAGACGGTAAGATGTTCGGTAGTAAGCAACTGGGGTACTTTACATCTCAGCAAGTAAGTACATGCCTTACAGTTCCTATTGACGAACCTGTGCAGGAACCTCAGTACTACCGGCAAGTGGTGCAAGCTATCGGTTCTCTCGGTGAGGGTGATGTAATTCGATTTATGATCAATACACCCGGTGGTGATCTGCAAGGTCTTACTGCACTCCTAGCTGCTAAAGACAGTACAGAAGCTATCAGTATCGCTTGCATTGAAGGATGGTGTCACTCAGCAGGTAGTATGCTTGCACTGAACTGCGATTCTGTTCAGGTGTCGCCTTACGCTACTATGCTCTGTCACTACGTCAGTTACGGATCGGTAGGTAAAGCTGCCGATATTCGTTCGCACGTAAAGCACACGGATGAAGTATGCGAGAAGCTGTTCAGAGATACATACAAGCACTTCTTGACTGAGGAAGAGATCCAGCAGTGCATTAACGGGTTGGAATTGTGGCTTGATGCTTCGGAGATCAATCGCAGGTTGGAGCATAAGTACAGTATCCTAAACTCCGAGGATGAAGCTGAAGTATCACCGGAAGTTACCTCGGAGGAAGAGGACGAATGGAGTATCCTGAGTAACAAGGTTCCTGACTTTCCTGTTCTAGCTCCGGTTGAGGAAGTACCTAAAGCAAGAAAGGCTGGGAAGCCTAAGCAACCTAAGTAAAATTTAAGTTAACTAACTAGACCCTTGGGCGAAAGCTCTCGGGTCTTTTCTTTCGTCTGTACTTATGTTGCAATGTCCGTAATGGCAGTCACTAGCTATTATAAGGACTGAGATTGCAGACATTGCTGTAGTAACGGGCACATACCAGCTTCAGGTCAAATATCCTTCGGTGCAACCTTCATTCAGTACCTTCGTTGACCCTTCATTGTGCGAAAGTTACTTATTTTTGTAAAATCGGGAGCTTCAATTGGGCTTAATTGTGCGCTTTTATATGCGGAAAATATCTTAGTGCACTTAGTGTTGTGCAAAAGCAACAGATATTTGTTTAACTAATGCAACTGACTTGCAATTGCTGTTTTCTATGAGTGCTTTTAATTGATAGTTTATTTGATGCTGCATTGATCGGATAATTTTGATTTAACGCAAGTAGATCGGGTGTTGCACTCAAAATTGATAGCAGATTGGCTGGGTTGCTTGATAGACCCACCCACCCCCGTTGCTACTCCCGATACAATCCTAAAATATCACTAGGGGTTATTCCATCCGGTCATTCATGGGTCATCACTCGCGGTACGATCGCATGTTATAGCGCTGTTCATTGCCTTCGTTAGCTCTCTTCGGTGTCTCCTTCGTTGGTCTGGGTGGTGGATCGGGCGTTGATCTGGGGCTGTATCTGGCCTTGTAGCTGGGTGTAATGGGTGTATAGCGGGGGTTGACCTGCTGGTGTAGCGGGTAGGGTAATGGGTGTTTATACTATGAGTTGCGCGTGTTTATTTTCTGCGCTGTACCATAGGCCATTTTTGATTGTTAACCAAAACGATGTTAATGTGCATTAAACCGCATGGATTATGCACGATAAAGCACATAATCACTTACCGCTATACTACGACAATACCGAAGCATTCACGTTGTATCATTCGCATAAACCGAAGTATTAACACATGGTAACCCAGCACTAAACCCAGCGCTACAAACACAAAAGCCCTCGGGGTTAATCGAGGGCTGATACTGCTGTTATACCTTGGGGTTACTGGGCGATACCTTGGGCGGTAGTCCGTACCTTAAAGCGCTGATACCATCGGCGGCTCTTACTCGCAACAAAGCTACAAAGCATAAGCGCAAAACAGATGCCATAAATAACCGCATAAAACATAAGCGGAGCGAATAGGACTAACAGTAAGGGCTTCATGTGCTTACCCCTTCTGCATCATGAATACCTTATGTGCACTTGCTTTCCGTGCTCCGTGCACGGGAAAACCTATAATTGCTTTACGTGTAGCCACCTGACAGATACCGCATTGAGCACAAGTAATATCCGAGTATGTAGCGGGGCATTGCACGATAGTATTCCCTGCAGGTGTCTGGGTTACTTTGTCGCAATCAATCGGCATGATGGTTACGACTGGGCCGATATTAAGGGCTTTCAGTTCGTCGGCATGCTCGATGCTATTAGCGCTGAGATTAACGGTAAACCCGTTATCGTTTGCATATTGCACGTATTCGCGGTTTGACGCGCCGGTCATGTCGTGATGTGTATAAGTAAACCCTTTAGCCTTGCTTTTCTTGTTGGCCCTCACTAGGTCAATCAGTGCTGCACCGTCGATTGTTTCATTGTTATGGATGAGGTCACCCGCTGCATTATGTCGCCACAATTGACCCTTCGGTAAGCGGCTGACTTCATCGAGCATAGCATCATAACTAACACCCTTGATGCCGTTTGTTACCTTCTTCCAATGCCAGCTAATCGGGCCGGTTTCGGCATAGCATCCTGAGCCCTTGAGCGGGCATACTTCGGGGCATGATTGTTGGCCGGTAGTAGTTACGGGTATTGGGCCGGTTTTTGCGTTGCTGCTTGTGCGGTTGAATGCTACTGCTACAGAGTTACGTTGTGAAGTGCTCATTGTGGATGCTCGGTTATCTTTAAAGGGTTGGTGCCTATGCTTTGGCGGTGCGTGTTGGGTTGTTTAAATCTTACCTAGTTTTTGGCACTTGCGATAGAAAGCGATATTTTCACGGCAAGCATTTCTAACTGCCTTGGATTCGTGTCGGCGCTTGAATGTTTCGGCAATTGCCCATTTAGTGCTGGCAATATAACGGGCGTTGGTTGCGTCCCATGCTTCCTGAAACGCTTTATTTTTTTCGGGGCTGTAACCAATAGCGCGGAGTGCGTTATAAACCGCGAGATTTACGATTGTCATATTGAAGTCCGTAGGAAGTGATTGATTAAGCCTTGATTATACACCCTAGAATTTGTACCCTAGGGGATAATTCGATTATTTATTTATGCACAAAGCCACCGCGCATATTTTGATTGGGATGCGCTGGCATGTGAAACCAGCCACTGTATCCGTGCGCAGTATTCCGCACCATTTCCTGCGCAGCTTTGCGGGCTTCTTCAGGTGTTGCGCATTGGATAGTAGTCGATACTAATTCATCACAATAGGATTGTCCGCGCTTTGTGATCGGAGTGTTGCCGTAGTTGCTCCAAACTTTAACTTCTGTATCGTACATGGTTTGCTTTCGGTTGTTACCTTGCATTATCGCTTGGTATGTAGAGATTATAAGTCCTAAATGTGTTGTTCCGTTACAACAAACGAATTATTTTGCATTTTCTCGCATAGGACAAACCCTAATGTTTATTTATACAGTGCTTCTCTGCTTTCCTTGCTGACATAGAAAGCGCGCGTATACGCTTGCGCAAATAGCATAAAATAATACCCTAGTCAATCGAGGGGTTAATCCTTGAGTCATTCCTACTATCATAAATCAATACCTGACGCAATTGAAGGGTTAATAAAGTTATCCACACGTTATCAGTCTTATATAAGAGTCAATTCTGTGCATAACTTCGATCACAGACGGGATAACTTTTTCTGATACGGTGGTGGCTTGGGGTATATAAAATCGCGCCATGACCCACATAGGTGCCTTGCTGATGATTTATTGCACTATGGAAAATCCGCATTCTCTATTCCATCCACCGGAAAGCCGTTTCACGCTATGGAATTCTGCTATTTCCCGACCATTCACTCATTATCACCACCTCTACACCACCAGATCAACCTGCATTATACCGCACTTCTGCATTCTCAGATAGCCAAAGGGTTTTTTAATCAACTTTCACTATGGGTTTTTAATCTTCAGCAACCAAAAAGAAAAAGAGCCAAGGGCTTTCGACCTCAGCCCTATCCTACCTAACCGAAAGCAACTTCCTCCGCAGCATTCCACAATTCAGTATTAATCCGAATACTTTCCTTAGCTGAACCCACCGCACGAGCCTTGCGCGGTGCTCCATACGGATTAACCTTAGTAAAGCTCTGCACGTATGCGTTACCACGGATTACAGCCTCTTGGATGCGATTAAACACTGTAAAGGCATCATTCTGCATATCCTCGTAACGAATACTGCGTAGCGCGTTTTGCACTGTGCGACTATCAGCAAATGTACCTGTGAACTCCTTGTACTCTTGACTAACCGGCAACAAATCCCAACGAGTGCTCACTCCTTTGGTTGCAAGCAAGTATTGCTGCTCGGCATCCAACTGCACTTGCTTCAGGCGCTGAATACGCGCTTGAACTTCGGGTAAGCTCTCTACGGTATTCTTGAGCATTTCCTCAAAGCCTTGCAAGCCTGACTTGCTGTGCAGCATGCGCTGATTGAAACCTTCACCAGCTACGATACCGTTGCTGCAAATGAAACGATAGCAACCAGCGTACAGTTGAACGGAGGAACTACCATCGTGCGAATTGTACAGGATAATCTCAGGTCGCAAGTCCTGATTGAGCGTAGAAGTACAAGCAAAACTCAGCAGATGAGCGTTGAAAGATTCCACAGCATATCCAGAACCTTCCGAGGATTTTTGAGAAATTCCTGAAATTACCTGAGAATTTTTAGGTTTACGTGACGCACGTTGTGCAGCCTGAACAGGAACATAGCCGTAATCACGCATTACTGGAATCAGATCGGATGTATGCAAGCTGACGTAGCGATCAGTCAAATGCTCTGCCTTACTTGCGCTGAATACTGCAGGTGCCAACTGCTCAATGCGCTCTTTGCTCAAAGCTGTGTTGTCAATATTGCGAGAGAAGATCAAGGATTTACGGAAGGTCATTTTGGATTCCTATGAATTAATTAGAACTTGATTATACTGCAGATTTTGAGTTATTTCAGAAGTTGCTCTAAAATTATTCAAAAGCGCCGACACCGTTGGTGCTGCTTTCAGAAGTACCATTGCTAATTTCAGAAACAACCACACCACCATGCTTATTCAGAACTTCAAGAACAAGCTCAACCGGAACATAACCATAAACAGTATCAGTGGGCTCATCTTTGTTCTCTGCGTATTCCATCCAGAGTTCTTCCGCTTCAGAAGGGAATCCAATTTCGATCTCGTAGTATTCGTCACAATCAATTTCACGAGGATAGCAATAATGGTACTGACTTGCCTGCAGTGAAACGGTAAAACCATCAGCGCAACGAATACCTTTAGCACATGCGCGAGATACATAGTTAAGGTCAAGACCTTCTGTTCGCTTACCACTAATAAGATGCGATTGCAACATTTCGTTGGTGTAAGGAAAGAGAGTTTCAATAACTGTAACTTGTGTAGTTGTCATTTTATGTTCCTGTTTGGTTAAGATGATGCTATTGTAGCAGAATTTCTGAAGATTTCCGAGATTGCTCTAAAATTATTTCTTCTTAAAAACCATCACCACACTCTTACCTGCGGGGCTACTAAAGGTATCAATCACCTTACCGTGAACTACAGCCAGTGCATGACCTGTCGTATTTATGATGTACACACCATGTTGCAACTTCAGCATGATATTCTTCAGCGTAATCCCTTTACTTGCTTCAACTTCAGCAATGCGCTCGGCAACCTTAGCTGAACGAGTGGTACCATGCACAGAGACTACCTCAAAACCAGCTTCAGCATAAGCATTGACGAATGTACGATACTTAGCACCACGACGATCCTTACGTCCGTGCTTCTTCAGCAGAGCGTGAGCATCTGCGTAATCCATACCTGTAGCGTTAGCTAGACTGCGCACAGTGCAATCATTTTGTTCAATGATGCCGGAAGAATGAGAGGTAACACCTGTGTAGCTTGCTTGGACTTTCATGTTGAACCTTTGATTAGTAGTTGACGATGACTGAGAAGCGTCAACATCCTTGACGCTGACTTGAAGTATACACCAAGATTTAGGAACTTTCCGAAAACCTCTCGGAATTATTTGAAACAACCTTCACATTAGCAGTAAGCGCCCAAACAAACGCTACCAACCAACCAAGACCAGTCCAACCACCTAGAGCATTCAACCCAAGGATAGCTGCAAAGTTCCTATGGTTACGGCAATACGCAATACCAGCAGGGAGAAAGTACAGCAGTAGAAACGTAGCGATAACGATGAGTACAGTGATAGTTTGCATGATTAGATTACCTCCGCTGATTTTAGTTTACCTGTTTCATAGTCGAATGCAAGTTTCATGTTGACTTGCTCATCATCTGAGTTGTAACGCCCTGAGCAAGCAATACCACTACCAAAATCAGTAACTTGCATAATAGCATATCGCACAATATCAGGTTTCACCTCTGGTTTGATTCGCCATTCGTAAAAATCATGCGTAATTGGGTCAGGAGCATTGGAATCATCCTGCCGATCAACCCATGTGTCGTCATTGTACTCGCTGAACTGCACAACATCTCCATCCGCAATAGCGCGGAGAATATCAGCATGTTTATGAGGTTTCTTTTCGGTTGTCATTTGGTTACCTTTCGTTTTGTTGATGAGTGAATTCTAGCACAGGTTTAGGCAGGTTCATGAATTATTTGCAATTATTTACAGCAACTTTAGCGCCGTCAATCTTACCCGCTTGGTAGAAACCCGCGAAAGATGCAAAAACAAAAGCAGCAACGCACAATGCTTGTACAGCGTTCTTTAGTTTAGCTTGCATTGTACACCAACGTAGCTACTGTAGCACCAACGAAAGCCATAGCAATGTTAAATGAGTACGGAATTCTCAACCGAAACGCACCTGCTCCGATCACGTCCATACCAATCCAACCAAGGATAGCGCCTGAGATTTGAACTGCTGTTTGCATTGAAATAATATCCATAAGTTACTCCTTAAAATTAAGATACCTGTTAAATTTCTTTAAGTGCATGTTCGATTCGACTACGAGCAACTTGAATCAGCAGGCAGTATTCATTATGAATGCGATCGTCATGTTTCTTCCTAGATGCTGCTAGGAATTCCTCGACCGAACCTAGAAAACAACCACGAGTCACTTCTAATGTTTTATCTTTTGTAAGGTACACCGTTAACGTTCCATTCTCAGTGCCCACGTTTGAAGCCCAAAAGATAAAACCGATTTCAGAAACCCGAGCGTCACCAGAAACCCAAGCATTACCATAAACCCGAGCATTACCATAAACCCGAGCGTCACCAGAAACTTGAGTGTCACCATAAACCTGAGCATTACCATAAACCCGAGCATTACCATAAACCCGAGCGTCACCATAAACCTGAGCGTCACCAGAAACCCATGCGTCACCAGAAACCCAAGCGTCACCATAAACCCGAGCGTCACCAGAAACCCATGCGTCACCAGAAACCCAAGCATTACCATAAGCCCGAGCGTCACCATAAACCTGAGCGTCACCAGAAACCTGAGCGTCACCATAAACCCGAGCATTACCATAAACCCGAGCGTCACCAGAAACCCATGCGTCACCAGAAACCCAAGCATTACCATAAACCTGAGCATTACCATAAACCCAAGCGTCACCATAAACCCAAGCGTCACCATAAACCCAAGCGTCACCAGAAACCTGAGCGTCACCATAAACCTGAGCGTCACCATAAACCTGAGCGTCACCATAAACCCGAGCATTACCATAAACCCGAGCATTACCATAAACCCAAGAGTTACCAGAAGTACTGAGATTTTTCTCGCTCTGGATGTATCCACCTAAATCACCCTTAGTGCAGACGTCAGGTATGTCACACAAAGAGCGTATGCGTTTAAGTTCAAACCCATCAAACTTAAGTACATCACCCTTAACGAATTCGTACTTAGTATTTACTGCTGATGTTACTGCTATTTGCATATTGTTACCTCTTTTGTTTGTTTCGATGAATCAATTCTACACCAGTTTTGACAAATTCCCAGCGTGTCTCTTATTTTTTTACGTAAAACACATGACTTTGAATTATTTTTACCTTGCGTAAACCCTTAGTCCAGCGTGGGTTGACTTCCTTCGTATGATACCACAAAGTACCTTCAGGAAGCACCCTCTCAACCCCTGTAGCAACCCTAGAAGCGGCTGTAATAGCCATCTGGTATGCTTGCCTATCCTGCAGATTAAAACCGCTCAAATCCCCTTGTAGAACCTTCTGTATAACCCAGAAGTCCCTCTGATGCGTCCAGCTGAATTGCTTCCTCTGGAAGATAACGGAGCAAGCACTTGCAGGATAACCCTTAGCTTTAGTGCGGTTATTTACAACTTCTGCTACAGCCTGCATAGCATGCAAGGATTCACCTCGTGCTTCAAAGAAGATGTTAGCGGCGTTGCACTGCTCTGCTGTAACTGAAGGGGCACTTTCGGGTTTACCTTGGTGCTGACCTAGCGGTGCAGCGAGTAGAACGAGAGCTAATAGTACTTTGAACATGAGGTGACTTGGTTATTTATGCAGTTGATATAGTTCGTTGAAGAAATTGTAATGATCTGTAATTGTCCTTCGCATGGAATTCTCGTTGTACTTAATTGATTGATTATCTAATTCTTCAAGAATACCGAGAGTAGTACTATTATGCAATGCTGTGCGCATTGCCAGTAGTTCTTCCAAGGATTCAAACGTGAGTTCTACGGTTACTGGTTTGAAGGTTGGTGCGGGGGTTGTTACTTGCATTTTCATTTTGGTTTCTTTCGTTAAATGCTCATGATTGTTTCAAGGCTGCGATTATACGTCTCAATCGCATGATACCAGTATTTATTCGCAGGTGTGATGTTTTCTGCATCGAATGTATCCACGCCAACAGCCATGCAGACTGCATCTTTAGATTCTCTAAGACTCAACCCACTAACCTGTCGGAGCGTTTTAATTGCTGAAACTCGTTCACCAACCCTCATCTGCTGACAAATTTTAAACAAGATAGCAGCGCGTTCTGTAACTTGATCGAATGTAAAACCCTGTTCGCATTTAGGTTCGTTGATTGCATCCAGAAGAATACTCGCAACAGCTACAGGATTACTTTCAAGTGCAAGTGCCGCCAAACGAGTCAATGTTTCATTGGAGAGGTTACTGATGTTCATTTTGATTCCTTATCTTTATTGCGATGACTAAATTCTAACCTAAATTTCAGGACTTTCCCAAATTCTCTTTAAATTTTTCGTAGTTTTCTTGCAACATAGCTTGATGCTCAAAATCTTTCGCAAGTTCGTGCATAAAAAGCACAGCTGTAATCCGGTGCGCTTTAATAGCTTGTAGTTCTTTCTTGGGAACTTTACAGCTGTCTCCTCTGTATTTATCAAACCAGCGATCAACGACAGACATCTTATCAGGTTTAAAAGCTTCAACAAAACCTCGATAAGCCTGTGGATTATTCCGCAAGAACCGACACACGCACTCCATTGATTCCGCGCTGCTACGGTGGAGAGACAATGCTGTTTGCATAAACAGATCAGACAAAGTTGTATCTTTGGTTTTCATAGTTGCTCCTTAGTTATGCGTTTTTAATTGAGCTGTAGCGAGTATCAAGAGCATCAACTTGGTTGTCAAGTTCTTCGTCAAAATACACTGTAAAGTACGAGTCGGCCACAGAGGGGTCATCTTCGTGAAGTTGATACTTTGGGTTGCGCAAAACATTATATCGGTGTGCGTCTTTAGAGGTTTTGTCAAAAATACTACGAGGAACTAACAGTGTATTAAAGTCATTAATGTCGCCTGTAATTTCGTAAAGACTTTGAATTTCTTGTTGCATGAGTTATCTCCAAATGAAAGAAGCCTAGAGTGTATCACAGACATTCATCCGCAACCACTCTAGGCTAAATATTTATGTTTTATCTTGCTCTTTATCAGTTGCATCGGGCGTAGTCTCACCCTCCGTAACTACATGATGTTCACCCTTGATTTTCTTACCGAAGATGCTATCGTAATTACTGCGGTAAGCCTCGTCGTTTTGCGTAGCTCTGCGACGATCTCCTTTGCCTGCATTTTTGTTCAAACTTAGTGTCATTCATTACCTCCTGTTCCGTGATATTTCTCCGCAAAGCGAACACCTGATTCAAATACTTTGACGTACTGAGTATTATGAGGTTGCTTGCAGAAACCATCAATAACTTCTGCAATTTTGATCGCGGGTTTACTTTTTGATTCTCGCAGCATTTTATTCTCAGCAGCCAGAGAATCAGCAGCTTTCTGGTAGTCGTCGCGTGACTGCAGCAGTTCATTATAGTGCAAAACTAAAGGTACCATCGCGTCTTCCAATTCCAGAAGCATATTCGGCGACATTTCATGTTTTCCGCTCTTGGCGAACTTATAACCAAGATTAACAGCGGTGCCACCAAAAAGTTGGATAGTAGTTTTTAGCTTGAGTTTTTCAGTGAGTGTCATATTTACTCCCCGCGCTTTTGCTTGCGTTCTTGACTATAATCTTTCTTCTTTTCCTTACCCTTGGGTTTACCGTGCTCTGCGCTTGCAGCATTGCTCCCTTTTTGGAACTTGATCTGCTTGGTGCTGATAAAGGTAGGTTCGGAGAAGTCATTCAGATAGTTCTTCATTTGTCGCTTTCTTTGTTGGTTGGGTCAGTTAATTATTGCTCGCATTGTATCAGATATTATCAGCATCATCCAAATATTCCACCATAAGCATCAGAAAAAACCACCGTGCTTCTTGGCGTTGTTCCGCAGGGATATGATCCCACACATGAAACTCTTTTTCAGGCATACCAAAAGCGTTCATTTCATTTCTCAGTTGAACTTCAATATCATCCGCGTATTCATACGGAAACTCTTCACTTGTTACATTCCAAAGGCAATCACAAATGTATGGGCTGCTACCGTGGTTGGATGTTGTAACAGGGCGTGTTTGTTGCACTTTGTAGTCGTTATTCCCGTATTCACTGTAATTCAAATCAAGTTCTTCCATTGCAGCTTTAAAGAAAACATCAGCTTTAGTTTCATTGGTGAGTTTCATATTTATTCTCCGCAAAACATTTCAATGAATTTGGCTTTTTGGGCAGCCCGATCAGCGGCCCCAGCAGCAGCCCGATCAGCGGCCCGAGCAGCAGCCCGAGCAGCAGCCCGAGCAGCAGCCCAAGCAGCAGCCCAAGCAGCAGCCCAAGTAGCGGCCCCAGTAGCGACCCCAGCAGCGACCCGAGCAGCAGCCCGAGCAGTGGTCAACTCTTCATCTGTAGCAAGCCCATGCACGTGACGCTCTGCGACTTCAAGAGCTTTCATTGATCGTTTATCCGTCATCAAATGCTGAACCTGCTTAACGCACCAAACTGCAAACAACCGAGAACTTTTAATCATCTGTGGCGTTTGCTCACATACTCGCAATGACCAGAGAGCATCATCAAGCCCGTTTGAATCAAGGATTGTCTTGAGGCTGATGGGGTCGGTGTGCGCAAAGCGGATATGGGTGTTTCGTTTCTCGTCTGCTTGTGTAAACGGCTCACCTTCAAGGTATCGTACCAGCTTGTTATAGCCTTCGACGCATGCGTCAGCATCGCGCAGTTGTTTGAGGGTTGTGTAGTGCATGTTACTTACTCCGGTTGGTTGTGTTGACGGTGAGAAGAATAAAGAGTCATCATTGTAAAGCACCATCCTGATTGGGCTGGCTTTCTGTGACGCTGACTTGTAGTCTATCACAAAATTTGAACTTTTACGAACTAACTCAGGATTTCTTTGTCAGATGCATCATCGAGTGCATCAAGCAAATCCTGCGCGTCCTCAAAGCTGAGTTTATCCTTCATGAGTTGCACTCGGTTACCTTCGGAGTCCACGCGATTCACAGCAAATAAAGATGGTGAAGCAATATCACGAAAGATGCGGAAATTATTCATTATTCACCTACCTTCAACATAATATCAGCCATTTCATATGCTCGTTCTGCAATCAATTTCATATATGATGCATCAGGCAAACCTCCGTTGCCGTTACAAGCACCTTTGATGAGTTGTCCTACGAAATACTGTCTCATGGTCATACCCAAATCCTGCGCATAATAATTATTGTGAGCTTTAGGGAATGCATAACCACCTGTTTTGTCTGTTTTATTACTCATATGAACTCCATGTTGTATCTTGATTAGCTTGATAAGGACTGCTGCAGTTATATCCGTACCCTCGTTGTTCAAGTACTTCAGCTACAGCTTCGTATTCATCCTCTGCGTGAACTGATTGTATATCACTATCGCTCCACGCTGCGAGGTTATTTGAAGTTTCTTTATGCTTGGTTTGTTTAGTTCGTTTTTTCAAGGCTTAGTCCAAGTAAGTTACGGTGTAGCGAGGTTTACGGAAGGAGTACAACTCAGGGAACTCACGGATGTTACTCCAATGCTCACCAGCATTTACTGATTCGAGGCCATCTTCGCACTTCCACCAGATGTATGATTCTCGACATACTGTTCCATCTGAAATATTGAGAATAGCATTACTGAAATCATATCCGAACTTCTCTTTCACTAGCTTAGCTTGCATCTCTGCTATAGCTTTCCAGTCTATTTCAACCTTAGCTCCGTGAGGCTTCTTTTGTGCAGTGTTTTCGGTTTCCATATAACTCCTCATTGGTTACGAATAGCATTAGCAAGATCAGTTGCAATGCGCTCTGAGATTTGTTTCTTACTGAGGTTGATCCACTCGCTGACCTCAAGTGTCCATTCAAGTGTTTCGCAGATTCGTGCGCAGTTTTCGCGCTCAGTAAGTACTGAAGTTTCAATATCTGACATATAACTCCTATCAAAAGTTCTTGAAGTACTCCTGCATTTCTGCAGCAGTTGCTGAATTAACGATAATTCTATCACAAGTCGTCAAGCTGTAGTTCATTCGATTGACTTGACTTCCGTGCTTTCTTGCGTAATGCTCTACTTTTAGTAGCGTACCAAGCATAGGTAGCGCCTCTCGGATGAACTCCGGCGTAAGATCGGTTTCACCTTCAGCACGACCAAGCAGATACACAAGCAATGTTAGCTCTTTTGTAGCTTGAAAATTATGCTCTGGTTCAAACTCGGGGTGTTCTTCTTCATGAGTGTTGTAGCGATCCAACAGATAATCAACCTCAGCATCTCCAAGGCTTTTGAAGAAGAAACCGATATTGCAATAAGGGCTTGCATTCGTCATAAGATGCAGTGCTAACCCTCGAATGCAAGGGTGCAGATTAGCGTGAAGAGTTACGGTGGGTAAATCCAGCATACTCATTTGGATTTTACCAGAAGGTAACCAAGGTTTATCCGAAGATGGTTCGTGAGTTATCGGCATTTCATTCTCCTTTATTCGACTGGATATTCTTTGGCGTTGATTATAGCATGTGCATTGAAGCTAGCATTATCGCACAACCAATTAGTAATCAGTTCTCCAAGTTCATTAAGTTGCTTTCCAGTTAGTTCAATTACTTGATCGTCCCATCCGATTTCTTCAACAAGAAATTCATCAGCCTCTTCGATTATTGAATCAGCAACTCGCCAAGGTGCGCGCTTTTTAAGCAACTCAGATGCTGCTACAATCTCACCGACCCAAACAACACAAGCGCCCTCTTCCGCATCTTCTCTAGCGTCAAGCAATGCTGATTCAATTGAGTCAAACGAACCGTAGTAGCGTTCTTCGTCTAAACTGTATGCATATTTAGTCACTTTATTCTCCTTTATCAGTACATGCTACAAACCATTCCAAAGTTGCAACAGCCTCTTGGAATTCCTCCAGAAGTTGCTTGGCTTCAGTATTGTCAATGAAACCCAAGTCAATATTTGTGTTATCGTGTTCGATTGAGCAGTTAGCAAAATCGCTAACTTTTCGCAAGTTAAGATGCATGTTATTCTCCTTTGTTGATGACTGATTGTACAATAGAAAGTGCAGCTCCATTGCGGTTGTTCCATGCGTCAATCACAGCAGTTTTTGCCTCGCCTTTATCGTTACACCATCCGTTTTTATCGCTGCGGGAGTTTTGTAACATGGCGACTCCGCACTTGCACCCAATGTTTACGGTAAAGTTATACCCACAACGCTCGTCACCGCCACCATGAGTTACTGGTTCACTTGGTTGTGCTCCGCAGAAAGGGCAAGGTAATAGTGTTTTAGTGTTCATAACTTTTCCTTCAGTTTTTGGATTGCACTAGCAGCCAGAAACTGCTCCTTGGTCGATGGATTTATTGCCGCTTTCTTGCAGGCATCCATGTAGTGATTCCATGCAGTGATCGCAGCAGCCTCCAGCAAGTCGCGCCCGTACTGCTTCATTTGTTCTGCTGAATGGCCCCATGTCACAAATTCAATAGGATCAGGCATCTTCATTGCTGGCCTCCCTTTGCGTGGATTCCGTGAGTTGCTTCCGCAAAGCGCACCCCAGCGTCAAACACGGCGATGTATTGCACTTGGTGAGGTGTATTACAGAAACCTTCAACAACCTGCACTTGTGTCAGCGGTACCAGTACCTTGGGTGCTGCGAGGGTGTCAGCTTGTGAGTGCCATTCCTTAACATCCATCTTGCTGATTTCCAGTTCACGCTTCAGCCGCTCATTCTCGGCTTGCATGATAGTGTTTTCATCGGCAGTACTGTGAAATAGATCATGGAAGTGCTTTGCTGACTTCTCGTTGCGCTCGTTTTCTGCTTGCAATTCAGCAACCGCATCCACCACAGCTTTACGCGCTTCTTCCTTATTTGCACGAGCAATCTCAGCGTCTCTAAAGCCTCCTTGGTCATCTTCCCAATAGCTTTGAGCGCTCCATTCTGCATAATCATCAATCAGTACCATCAGTTCATTACTCATATTTACCTCCAAATGAAAGAAGCCTTGAGTGTAGCATAGAAATCAATCCACGCTGCACTCAAGGCTAATTATTTTAAGTTTTTCCTAACAGACCCTGCAGTTTTGCTTTCAGGCTAGCACTCGGTCGAATGCTCAGACCAGCACTACCTTCAGTTTTCGTCAGTTCCTTCGTACTTGGATGCACGTACTCACGAGGCGCTAGCAACTTAGGAGAGATACCGAACAGATGCTCCATCCGAATCTCCTTACCTTCCTCAAGATACGCTGATACGGCTCGTGTGAAGCCGTTCAATACGTCCTCTACTTCGTAGATATGATAGTCAGTAATACTGCTGATTTTACGGATCAGTTCACTGTTCAGGACTACCTGCGGTTTTGCTTTGTTGGACATTATACGTATCCTGTATTAAAGACTGCGTTAATTGCACGAGCTACTTCTAAAGCAAGCACACGGTGCTCAAGTTGAGTACTAACGTCCATTCGTACCTCAAGATAATGAATGTAAGAACGGATTGTACCGTTTACGTACAGTCGGGACATTGTGTTACCTTCAGGAAGAATGCACCGAGCTTGTTCCTTTGCTATACCACGACGCACAGCTTCTGAATACAACCATTGAGTATTTTGGATATGCTGTTGTTGATTAGATTCCCACCATTCCTTCAACTCTTGGTCATCTGTAGTTAAACTATTCTGGCGATTCTTAGTATCTTGCATTCTAGCTTCGCGAATAACGAATGCTAGGTCACTCGTAGGGTCAGCATATCGCTGGCTAAACTCTTGGAAACTGAAGCTGCGATGACGCAATAACTGTCGTGCAATATCACGAGTAGTTTCAATTTCGATAGTTGCTGAACACATTTCAAAGGGTGAAAAATGTTTATGCTTTAGCAGATACTGCAGCAGCTTATCGGTTGTAGCCGTATTATTCTGATTGCTTGGATTAGAAACTCGTGCTGCAAAAGCAATCAATTCTTTAACATCGCTCAAGGTCGAACTGATGTCTCCAACAGGTTGTGTGCAACCGATCAGTTTAGCTTTTGTGTAGTCAGTCATTATGTAAATCCTTCTTGTTTATAAATTGTTGATAAATATCTTTAAAACTTCTTCCAATACAGATTGCTTGGATACTTCCGCGACTTACTCCATATTTTACTGATAGTTCTTTGACTGTCCCAATTGGCGCTCTCGCATTAGAACCTTTCTTCTTGAAATATTCAGCAAGAATAAAAAGTACTTGCTCATCTTTAATTACAGATGTAACAGGGCGAGTACCTTGGGATGCCCTTGCCTTTATTGCGGCATTTGATCTAACTTCTTGCGACTTGTCAAACTGGTTTTGTTGGCTCGTACCAAGAGCTATATTGTCTTTTGATAAATCTAAAACATTTCCGTTCAAGTGTCTGACGTTAACTGCAACATCTAAAGCATCTGTACCATATAAAATATACGCAGCAAACTTATGTATCATAAAAGAGATAACTTTGCTTCCGATGGTGTTTTCTTTCCCATACCTTTTATTAAAGGTTATAGAGGGGTATCTCTGACTTTTGTAAAGCTGAGGTTTCTTCCTTTTGCCAGAAGGATATACAACCTCACCAGTATTAAAATCAAATGTGTAGCCCAGATAAATTGCGTATTTTATATATGCTTCGTGCTTAGTTCTTGAAGTTTGTATTAAGTTTTCTAATACCTCTTTCATAATTCCTTTCGTTAATCAATCTTAATCAGCACATCGGGTCGAGCAATAGCTACAACCCTCGGCACTTTACCTTCGTAATAATACAACGTTCTTTCGCAGTATTTCTTAGCTAGATATCTTAGCATAAATAGCGGTAGTAGTTCTGTCCATTTAGCTAGCATTACTCAACCCTCCGTGCAAATGCAACTTTAGGCTTCAGGTAATTCTCCAGATGAGCCTTGGCGCTGTCCAGCTTAGTAAATGAGCAGTATTTTAGTGCTCGGAACTCGCCACCCCACCAATAACCAGCATAAGAACCCCTAATATCGGTATCAAGGTACTCCCAGCCTAATGCCCAACGTCGGATTGCGTATTCATCGTTACTGAACTGAACAATGTGTGGTTTGAACGGATTGTAGAATCGTTTGAAGAATTTCATAATACCCTTTCGCTGAATTTAACTTTAATTTGACTTTTGTTATACTCACGCAGTCTTGATTCGACTTCCTCCTTGGATTGCATCGCGCAATACCAAAGAACATTAGATTTAACGGCCCACCATTTTCGGTTATCAATATCAAATACTGCCGAGAGATAGTACATCCCAGTAAGCGTAAGTTTACGTACAGCGTACTCACCTGTTGACAATCGGCAGATATGCGGTTTGAACGGATTATAGAACCACTGTAGAAATTTCATATTCACTCAGCACCCTCAAGTTTAGCAAGTTCAGCCTGCAATTCAGCTTTGCGTTTAGCTTGCTGAATTTCTTTGATTTGACTGGTAATTTTCAAGTACCAATCATGCAATACTTCCAGACCAGCTTCAACTTGCGATGGTTTGAAGTAGAAAGTGCTGTTCATCCAATCCACATAGAAAGATTTAATATCAGCACTGTGTAAAGTACGATAAGCAGTGGCGTAGCAGTCATCAGGGAACATACTGTAGCAGTTAATGTAGACGGCAACCAAGCCGATTTCATCCTTTTTCAAAGGAGTGTCGCGATTTGTCAACTCCACATTAACCTCCCAGTTGACACCCCACTGAAGGTTGAGGGTTTTATACCAAGAGGTTAACCGCGAGTAAGACTCACCTGTCAGCTCGTCCCGAACAATGTTCTTAGAGAATAACGGAAGTTTATCAGCAAACGCTGTAACTTTCTTGTACTTCTCTTCGGTTTTCTTCAGTTCAACCAATAAATCAGGGTGAATTTCGCTGCGTTTCATGTTAACTCCTTTTGAGATGCGCCAGCATTGAGAAAGCTAGCCGTTGCTGTATGGTCTTTGTGGTGATCGGAGACTTTAACGCTTCGATCTTGCATGTATTCTAGCACGAATTCTTCCGAAAAGAACTTGTGCTCACCAAAAATATTCCATGCGTTGTCCAATCCTACATCCAATCGCTTACCACCGGAATCAGGGAGTGAACCGTGCGTGTGACCGAAAAGGTGAATACTACCGTAACCCTGCTTATTCCACGACTCAATCGGAAAGTGAAACAGCACAACATTCGTGCTATCCAGCTTGATTTCCTTGTAGTCCCAGCAGTTGTTGATCAACCCTGACAATTGCGCGGATTTCATAATCTTCATGTCATCATGGTTACCTTTGATCAGGTTAATATTCCCGTTCAACTTGCGCAGAACATTAGCCCAATCCTCAAAGCGAGAACTAAAGCTAAAGTCTCCAAGATGCCATACTGTATCTCCGCGCTGTACCTGAGAATTCCAGAGGTCGATCAACCATTCGCTGTGATTGTCAGGATCGGTGAATTGACATCGCGCTGTGAATTCAGTAATGCGCCTGTGGTGATGGTGGTGATCGCTCGTAAACCATGTTGTCATATCGAATCCTTTAAAGCCCCGTAGAGCGTTTGTTTATATTCAGGCTATGCTGCCTTGGGTAACCCTCTGAAAAGCTCCTGTGGGCGATTCTAATGCATTCTAGGAGCTTTCCTTGCTACTTCAAGTACCATTAGCCTTATCAGGCACTTACGTGCCTTTAGCAATCTTCTTCAGTTTACGCTGTGCATTATTCAAGGTTGCAACATGCTTCTTGCTCTTGCGCACAATATCCTTCATCTTGTTCATTTCCTTGAAGGTTTCTTCTGTGCGCTTATCCGCTGGGTCGCAATCCTTCCAGATGAAATTGATGTAGGTTTGCAAACCTTTAATTCCTTCCTGTACATCAGAGAGAACAGCTGCCAATGTCAACTGCAGCATCTTGGCTTCGTAGGGTGTGAGAGTTCGATCATCCGTGTATTGCTGACCAGCATGTTCAAAGAAACCCATTGTATGAGGTTCATATGTTTTGTCAACAAAAGTAAACTGACTATCTGCTCGTTCACGCTTTTCTTTGGGGAGATTAAAGAAAGGTGCAGGCTTGTTACTCGGCAAAGCGGCAGATGCACCGAACTTCATATCAAACGCGGAAGTAGGTTTCTCCAGCAGAGCAGGAGAGGATGTACCTCGTTGGAATGCATGGCGCAACCCAGCGTACCAGAAGAACTTAGCGATTTGCATCTCTTCTTCCGTAACTTCAACTGCTCGTGCAAGAGCATGGAACTTGTCTTCGTATTGCATAGGTACTGATTTAGCTGTCATAAGGAACTCCTTTTAAATGAGAAGGTTGAAGTGTAGCACACAACTTGAAAGTTTGCACAATTACTTTCGTTGTATTTATGCAACTTAGGTTGTAACTGAAGGTTAGTTGAAGTACCTACGCAGATTGCAACCGCCTTTGGCGACGACAACCTGCACTGTAACTTCAGTTGTAACTTCAGTTGTAACTTCAGTACTAACCTAAGCTATACTGCAGTTAACCTTCAGTTATGTATTTATCTTGTTTACTACTTAATCCCTTGTCACTCTGCGGTAGCACTCAGCTAACCGAGCATTAACGCAGGTTGTAACTTAAGTACCCTGCGGACACCTCGTGTTGCAACCTTGGATGAACTTCAGTAGCATCGTCAGTAATACCAAGGTATTTATTTTACGCTACTTTTCTTGCAAAACCTTACAAAACCAAACTGTTACAACTTTTAGTGCTAAATACAACGGATTTGTTGTAAAGCTGCAACACAAATCATAGGGTGTATAAATTGTTTGTAAGACGCAGAAACCTGTGATACACTTATGGCTTCTCAACAAAAGGCAGCTTTCTCGATGCTGCCGCATCTCAAAGGAGCTTGATATGACAGTACATGAACGTAAGTCCTTCTATAAGGAACAGGGTCAGTTTTACATAGATGACATGACACTACTTGAGCTTTCATTGCATCTTGCAAATCTCATTGAGCAGTACGGACCTGCCGCTAGGATTGAGTACACCCTAGAGCAATACGACGATGGTTACTACTATGCAATCACTGTACTCGTTCCAGAGACAGATGAAGAGATGCAAACTCGGATTAATGCAGAAAATCGTCGTGCTAAACTTACCGAAGAAAACGAAAAGCACCAACTTGCAATGCTGCTAGCTAAACATGGAGTACCTGATGCAAAATAACCATACAGCAAAACTACAGCAGTTGATTAACGCGCATGTTGACAACTGTATTGAAGTGCATTGTGTACTCGGTGCTTCTGCAGGGTGTAATGAAGAGCACCCACTTTGGGTTGCAATGAAAGAATCTCAACGTGCAATGAACAATGAGATTGCTGCGCTAAACATTGAGATAATTCGGTTGAAACAACAGGTGCAATCAAGCGACTGGCAACCTATCAAAACAGCTCCAAAAGGAGCAGACAGTATCCTTCTCGGTCATCCTGACGGTTCTCTTGCTGTTGCTTACTGGGGTCATCCGTTTAATGCAATGGATCGTGACTACGCATGGTGCGACGAGAGTACTGATTACGCGATTACGTGGGCCACGCACTGGAAGCGTAAGCCTACCGCACCGTCTAAGGGGTAATCGTGCAAGAAGTAAAGCAGAAACCTCAGTGCAATAACTGCAAGTTCTATAGCTCAGGTGTAGCGGAGGTGCTACCCTCTGGTACAACTTGGATTTGGGAAGAGTGCCAGAAGTCGTGGGGTAAACCTACGCCCATTGGTGTACTGAAGAATGTTTGTTCACTGTGGGTTAAAAGTCTGAGCAAGGAGTAATTATGAGCCTGTACATAAAGAAACCTGTTATCGTTGAAGCCATGCAATGGGATGGTTCATGGGATAAAAAGCTGACAATTGAGGCGCGGTGGCCCTCTATGCGAACCGTAGCTACTACTACACATCCTCCGACAAAGACTATATCTTACTGGAGTATAGACGTGGGCGGTCGCTCCCGCAGGGTCTATCTAGGTTATTACATCATCAAGCACAGTAACGGTGATTTTGAAGTCCTAGATGCTGAATCTTTCAATGAAATGTACGAATACGTGGAGTAAACATGCAACTTAAGCAACAACTAGAGTTCGTGCAGCGTGACATTGAAGAAATGCGTGATACAATCCGTAGCATGCAGAACGAATTAAATGAACTGTACGAACATCGGTTTAACCTTGAGCAGCAGCTAGTGCAGCAAGGTGAGATTGATTCGCTTGTGTTTTAATTTAAGGAGATAATTATGGAATTTAGCGTAGTAGCGTACTGGCAAGCAATCGCAGCTAAAGCGGGTGATACTCGCTCGTGGGATCAACTGCCGCTTCAACATCAGCAACAGGTCATTGCAAGCATCAATATGCTGCTTCAGGTTTTGCACGACCCTAGTAAGCGTTAAGGGGATATATGACCAAATATACACAACGATGCACAGCTATGACCGTAGTACCAGAAGACAAACCTCTGTACTCCGAGATGGCTACCGAGGTTAAAATCGTAGATGAAGGCGGTGGTGAATTCATCGAAATCACTCAGACGCATTCGGACTGTGGTACAATCAGGGTTGATCCAAAAGAATGGCCTGCCATTCGCAGTGCGGTTAACCGAATGATGAAAGGTGTAAAATGAACGACGCATCTAAAATTGAATACGATATTTGCGGCATCATGAAATGGCAACGAGTCGTTCCTGCTTTATTCTGGCCTGCAGCTAACGCCATGATTGTTGCTGACAGGCACTTACCGTGCGATACCCGACAGCACATGGTGCAAGGTAAAGTCCCGTATGGTGCCGTAATAGATGGTGCTCAGGTTATTGGTGAGGACGATTCTACTTCCGTTGAATTCTCAAGAGAGCTGAGTCATTTATCTTTGCAAAAGGAAGTCATCAAATGAGTACTCACTACAAAGAAACATGCTTTGGTTTCGAGTTCGGAGCAGCGGAGGTTACCCGATGTGCTTCCGACGAGAAGAAAGGTTGGGTTGTTGTACAAATTACAACACCTAAAGAAACCCTTCAGGTTTACGTTACAAAAACTGGTAAGATTCGCGTTCATGACAAACAAGGAAAGGAACTAAAATGAGTAAACAGAATAAACCGCACAAACACGCAGAGCTGATTAAGGCTTGGGCAGATGGGTCAGTTATTGAATGCAGGGTCCACGATGCTGATCGTTGGTCAACAGTTAATGAGCCTTGTTGGGTCGTTCACTATCAATACCGCATCAAGCCAGAGCCTAAACCAGATCGCGTTCGCTTTGCTAGATTTAGCACTGTTGATGAGTTCAGTGAATCATTCGCATGGTGCTTCGACATTGGTGATAATTGCAACACTCGCGTTACCTTTGATGGTGAAACAGGTAAGTTAAAATCCGTGGAAGTACTATGACTTACACCGACAGAGATTTACTTGAGTTAGCGGCTGCATCTGTAAATATGCGTGTAGGTGGTTGGGCGCTAGATACAACCAAGGGTATGCGCCTTCAGGATGAATACGGGGACTTCTTGTGCTTCTGGAATCCATTGAAAGACGATGCGGATAACAGGCAGTTGCAAGTGCAGCTAAATCTTGCTTTAATTCCTGGTGCGGGTGGTGGGTGGGATGCTGTATCTTATGACTCTGAGACTTACGAAGAGAAGATTGTCGTGTCAGGCATCGAACCTAACCGTGCGGTGGTTACTGCTGCTGCAATTATTGGTAAAAATAAGCAGGACTTGCTGTAATATCTGTGTAAACCAGCCCCATCGGGGATGGTGCTATGCTACAATTGCAGCATCAACAAACAAAGGTAGCTTCTTAAAGCTGCCGCTTCCAAAGGAGTTACATGAGCTATTTCACTGAAGTTAAAATTAAGGTTAAAATCCTGCTGCACTTTGCGCAATATTACTTGGATATTTCGTTGCTACCTTTGGTGTTTATGGTAGTTCTGTATAAATCCGTCAAGAATGCTTTTGTTAACGCTTATCGAATAACCAAGCAGACTTATCGTAGTAGTCGCTACCATTATCGGGGGTTTTAATATGAAGCAACCAAAGTTATTTGTATGGCAGAATCCTATGTACTTTAAGTACGGTGGGTTGTACCTGCAGGTTATGGGTAAGCGTTATCGCGTGTTTAAGTTCGGTAAATACTAAGGAGAATATATGAAATTCATCAAGAGTGTATTCTATAAACTAATCATCATGTGGCAGATTATTGCTGCAAAGCGCATGCTGAGTAACCTTTGGGTTCTCTGCCCCACTGCAGTTGTAGCTGGTGGCGCTCCGCGAGATTGGTACTTCGGTAAACCAGCAAAAGACATTGACTGCTACATCACTGATGTTAAACTAGAGCAGGTGCAGAATCTGTTTAAGATGATCGGCGTAAAGATTAAAGAAGTAAAGAAAGGTGAGAATCGCGGGGAATATGCTCGTGATAATAACCTTGAATTGGTCGTTGACTTCCGGTATATGTTTCTGGATTTTCAATTGATGCTGATGCAGGGTACTACAGTTGGTAGAACAATAGATCGCTTTCCTGTTAGTATCTGCAAGATTGAATATGACGGTACTCGTGTGGAGCCTTCATATGAATTTGCAGTAGCAGAAGCTGCTAAAGTTCTCTTGATTGACAAGCGGTATAAATTGGATGATCCGTACATCGTCAAGATCATTAAGAAATTCCCTGATTATGAAATCATGGAAGATAGTAATATTAATCTAGTTAAGTTGTACCGTCAGCATATTGAAGTAATTAATATCTAAGGAGCAATACATGGAAGAAGATAGACGATTCTGCGTTTATTCATATGAAGATTCTGATGGCGTATTCTACATAGGACATGGAAATGAAAAAAGACCTTACCTATTTAAAAAGAGCAGAAGTGAAAGACTACTTAAAAGATTAGAGTCTTGTAATTTTAAGGTGAATATTATTAAAAGCGCGTTGACTAAGTTCGAGGCAATTCAAATAGAATGCAAATTATTGTCAGAGTGTCCAGATAAAAGTAAATTACTAAATATACAAAAAAATTACACTAAGACTCATTCAGAGTTGACGTTTGACTACTGTAATAAGTTTTGGTATATTTCAGACGAATCACCTAGCGGTCTAAAATGGAAAGATTTTGATAAAGGTAGTTCAATAAAAGCTGTTCCGCATAAAAACGCAGGAGGGGTAAACGATAGAGGTTATTATACTGTTCGAGTATTGAAAGTGCAAAATCAATGTCATAGAGTTGTTTGGGTTCTATACAACCAAAGAAATCTGAGTGCGGACTTAGTTGTAAACCACATAGATTCAAATCCATCTAACAATAAGCCTAGTAATTTAATAGCCGTAACTCAAAGTCAGAACACATTCTTGAGGGACGATAAAAATGCGGAAGGTAGAAATTGCATAGGCATTACGGGTGTGCATAGACTTTCTGATGGTTGGGTAGCGAGAGGTAGACTTCACGACAAGGAGTGGTCAAAGTTCTTCGGGGACTCTGACCATGCTGATTCATTATTAGATGCACTTGCGTTCCGTGACAAACAGCAAAAGATTAAAGAAGCTCAAAAGTTAGAACTTATTTCTGAAGTGAAAAAAGTTGAGAGCGAGTTAAGAGGTATTCGTGATATGATTGATCTTTAAAAGGAGAACAGTGGCAAATTTTATTAAACATACATCCTGCGATGAATGCGGGAGTAGTGACGCGAAAGCGATCTATAGTGATGGGAGTAGCTTCTGTTGGTCCTGTAATTTTACAGTACCTAGTGAAGAATACCGGTTGAACAACCCGTCTAAACCGTCAAAGATTAAAGTAAGCATTAAACACCAAACAAAGGATCATATGGAAAAAAATGAGAAACTGAAAGAAATAGTCACTACTGAGCAAACTGCTGAATTGAAATCTCGCACTACTAGTAAAGGTAATGGTTATCGCGGCATTCGTGATGACGTTTATCAGACATTTGGTGTACGTGTAGAGTATGATGACGATGAAGAAGTTAGTGCCGTTTACTACCCTTGCACAGAGCAAGGTGAATTGACAGGTTGGAAACCGCGAGTACACCCTAAGCAATTTGGTGGTTCAATAGGTCGCACTGGTGTAAGTTGTGACATGTTCGGGCAGTTCAAATACAAGCAAGATGCTAAGGTATGTCTGATCGTAGGTGGGGAACATGACGCTCTCGCTGCCTATCAAATGCTCAAAGATTACTATAAGACAAAAAATTGGGACTTTGAACCAGTTGTGGTTTCTCCAACCGTAGGAGAAACAGGTAGTGCAAAGCAAATTGCAAAAAACTATGCATGGTTTGACAAGTATTCCAAGATTGTACTTGGATACGATGCAGATGAACCCGGTATGGAAGCAATGGAAAAAGCTGTGAATGCACTACCAAAGGGTAAAGTGTTCATTGCCAACTGGTCGATGAAAGACCCCAATGATATGTTGCAGAAAGGTAAAGACCGTCAGTTTATTAGTGACTTTTACAGTGCCAAAGCATACGTACCTGCCGGTGTATTAGCGTCAACTGATATTTACCAAAAGATGCTTGATCAGTCTTCGCAGGAAAAGATTACTTTACCGCCTGTATTTGGTAAACTGAATGATATGCTGGGTGGAGGGTTGACGCTGGGTCACGCTTATACATGCAGTGGGGTTACGGGTGGCGGTAAGACAAGTTTGGTAAACGAGATGATTTATCACTGGATTTTCAATTCACCATACACCGTGGGTGTTGTTTCGCTTGAATTGAATGCATCACAGTATGGTGAAGTGCTACTTAGTCGGCACGTTCAGCAGAAACTGGCTAAACTTAATTCGGAAGATAAGGTTAAGTTTCTACAATCTGAGAAAATCAAGGCATCTGGGAAAGAACTATTTGAACGCGAAGATGGTAGTCCTCGGTTTATGCTTGTAGAGGATCGTGATTCATCTTTCGAGCAATTTCAAGCAGTGGTTGAACAGATGGTGATTTCATCAGGTGTGCGGTTAATCGTAGTAGACCCTTGGACAGATATTGGAATTGACGGATTGACCATTGATGAACAGGCCGTTGCTATGAAATGGATTAAATCTATGATTAAGAGTCACAATTGCACCTTCTTCTTGATCAACCATGTGCGAAAGGGTCAATCTGGTCAGAAAGATCAATCGTCAGGTGGTATGATTAGCGAGAGCGATATTATGGGTTCATCGTCGGTCATGAAGTCAGCGAGTGCTAACATTTTGTTAGTTCGGAATAAGTTGGCAGAAGATTTAGTGGAACGCAATTCCACAAGTATCTATCTGAGTAAAAATCGGTTAATGTCCGAAACAGGTCCAGCCGGTAAAATTTACTATGACTCGCAGACACATACTTTGCACGATCTTGATACATGGCTTGACGAAAACAGTCCGAACTGATAATTAGCTATTGAAATTACTCTGTTGTTGTGGTAAAATAAAGATTACTTAACTACAACAATGGAGTAATATGTTAGAACGCATCAGAAAAGCGCACGACAAACTAGACCAGTTAGATATTCATGGATTATTCGTTTACGATGAAACGTCTCTAACCTGTTTACGCTGGAAGCACATGAGAGTAGGTAACGGTGGTAAATTAGTGCCCAGAAGAAATAATGGACAAGCAGGTGGAATAAGTTATGATGGATTTCTTGTTCTCAATTATCAGAAAAGCGCGTACAGTATTCCGAAGATTATATGGATGCTACATAACGGTACGATACCTGATGGTTATAGTTTAGTTTTTGAAGACGGAGATTGTACAAATGCTAAATTAACCAATCTGAAACTACGAGAGGACTTAACAGACCTTCCTGAAAAATATTGCAACAAGTTAAAACTTTATCTGGAATACGATGAAACTAGTCCGAGTTGTCTCAGATGGAAAGGTAAAACATCACATGGTTCAAAAGTTCAAAAAGGAGATGTAGCTGGTTCACTTGACATTTCTGATGGATATTGGAAAATCCACGGTTTCGGTAATCATTACAAAGTACATCGGTTAGTGTGGTTCTTTAATTATGGTAAAATACCAGAAGGTTTGTGGATTGATCACATTAATGGAATTCGCAATGACAATAGAATTGAGAATTTAAGAGTAGTGATACCTGAGTTGAATGGGAGAAATAGAAGTAAAAACAAAAATAATACAACCGGTCATAGTATGATTTCGTATTACGAAGGGTTTAACCAACGTGGTACTCTGATTAGAAGATACACTGTGGCAGTTGGTGTTAATCGCGTCAAAACTGTACGGGGATTTTCTTGTGTAAAATACGGCGACGATGAAGCTCTCAGGATGGCCATAGAGTGTCGAGATGCACTCATCAAGAAGGTGAACGAACAAGGTGCTGGTTACACTGAGCGACATGGAACGTAACCTTCAACAATACCTGCCCAGAATTTTGCAGGTTCTATGAACAACAGTCCAGAATGTGCTATACTCTAGTACTTCTGGACTTTTACTTTTGGAGAACGCATGGATTACACAAGGGATTTTATCTACGACATTGAGACATTCAAGGATGCATTTACATTCAGCATTGTCCGAGCAGACGGTAAATTCAAACAGACCTTTGAGTGCTCTTTCCGAATGAATCAGATCGACCGTATTTTCGCCTGCATGGACTACTTGCACGATAACGACTTCCGCATGGTCGGGTTCAACTCCAAGGGTTTCGACTACCCCATCATGCACGAGATTCTGAAGCTACGTGGTAAGTTACCTACAGATGGTAAGAAGATTGCTCGTAGGGTTTTCCGCATGGCTCAGGATCAGATTGATTCTTTCAAGGATGGTTTCGGCAACACCGTAAAGACTGCTGATGAGTACGTCAAACAAGTTGACCTTTACCGCATCTGGCACTTTAATAACAAGGCTCGTTCTACTGGCCTTAAGATGATCGAATTCAATATGCGTATGAACAATATCGAGGATTTACCTTACGATATTCATCAGGAGCTTACTGCAGAACACATCGACAAGATTAAACAGTACAACGAGCATGATGTAGAATGCACACGGCAGTTTTACTTCGTATCAGAATCTCAGATTGACTTCCGAGATAAGTTGAGTATTAAACTTGGTCGTGACTTTACTAACGCTGATGATACAAAGATCGGCGCGGAATACTTTCAGATGGAACTTGAGAAAGCCGGTGTAAAGCTGTACTCTCACCGCAACGGCAAGCGACAGATGAACCAGACACATCGACCTAAGATTGTAGTCAAGGATTGCTTATTCAATTACTATTCCTTCTCTCGACCTGAGTTTCAAGCTATCTACGAATGGTTTGGTAAGCAATTACTAACTGAAACAAAAGGTGTGTTCTCCGATATTGAAGAACATGATCTTGGTTCAGTTGCTCAATACGCTGAAATGGAAGTTAAGAAGCAGCGGTTCAAGACTAAACCCACTGAGGAAGACATTGCAGAATTCATGAAGCAGTATCCTCTTGGTTGGATCGAAACTGAAGAACTCAAGGCTACAGAATATCTGTTTGACGCAGAAGGTAATCATGTGATGCAGTATCCATTGGATGCTGACGGTCAACCGGACTTCACCAAGAAACAGAAGAAGATGCGAGTACCTAAGAAATCCTACTGGGGAATGCATCGTCAGGCTACTACTTTGAATGTACTGGTGGATGGTTACAGGATTGACTTCGGTGTAGGTGGTGTACATGCCAGTCTGTCGGATAAAGTGGTTAGTGAAACTAAGCGATATATGGTGCGCGATGCAGATGTAAGTTCAATGTACCCCAACATTGCTATTGCAAATCGAATCTACCCTGAGCACCTTGGGGATACGTTCTGCGATATTTACAAGGATATGTACTTACAACGTAAATCCTACGATAAGAAATCAGCCGAGAATGCAATGTTGAAACTTGCACTCAATGGTACGTATGGTAAGAGCAACGACAAGTATTCCGTGTTTTATGATCCTAAGTTCACTATGCAGATTACACTGAATGGTCAGTTGTCCTTGCTCATGCTGGCCGATAGACTTCTGCAGATTGAAGGTCTGAGATTAGTTCAGTTGAATACGGACGGTCTGACAGTCGCCATGCTGCGTGAAACGGAAGATCAATACAACGCAGTCTGCAATCAATGGCAAAAGGATGTAGGACTTGACCTTGAGTTTGTCGATTACAGTAAGATGTACATCCGCGACGTAAATAATTACTACGCTGTTTATACGAACGGTGATGTTAAGCGCAAGGGAGCTTATCAGTACGAGAAGCTAGGGTGGCATCAGAATCAGTCCGCTCTAGTCGTACAGAAGGCTGTAGAGGCTGCTATGGTGCATGGTAAGGACATTCGACAGTTCATTGAAGAGCACTCCAAGATTGACATTATGGATTTCATGCTCAGAACTAAGGTTGATCGTAGTTCAAAGCTGGTTTTGGAGTACACTAACGAAGATGGAAGCACTCATGATGTTGAACAGCAGCGAATCTGCCGGTACTATCCTAGTAAGAGCGGTGGTAAGCTAGTCAAGATTATGAAACCACTGGAAGGTTCTGAGGATTTCCGCAGGTTAGGGATTGATACAGCGTGGAACATCAAGACATGCAACAACATGCTGGACTTTGATGGTGACATTGATTTTGAATACTACGTGAATGAAGCAGAAAAATTGCTAGTTCCTGCAAAAGTCCCTCAACCTGTGCTACAATAGAGTCTTCTTACAAACGAAAGGCAGCTTCCCAATGCTGCCGCATACAGAAAGGATAATATGCCAAATTACGAAGTAGGTGATATCGTCGAAGAAAGCAGTCCAGACGGTAAGGTTGGGGATACAGGGGTTGTTACTAAGATTGAAGAATACGCAGGGACTTCCCCTGTGGTGTATAAAGTCTGGGCTATGTGGGAAAATGACAACCGTGAACTCAACTTTCCTTCCAACCACCATTCTTACCGCATCAAGACTAAGCGAAAAGTAGAACCGGAAATCACACTGAAAACTGTATCTAAAGTTCTATTCAAGTACAGCAAGTACGCTAATCAACGTGGTAGGTTTACCTCGCAGCACTTGATGCTAGTTGCAGAAGAAATCTTTCAGAGTCTGCTAGCAGAACAACAAGAGTTGCAACGCCAAAACGATCCTGAGTATCAAAAATACTTGGAACTGAAGAAAAAGTTTGAAACTGCTTAAGTTTCTGTGCTATAATTCAGTTTCACTTAGCAGATCAAGCTATTGATTCATGCAGTTGGTAGACTGCTCAACACTACCAAAACTTACTAACATAACACGAGAAGGAACACTAACATGGCACAAAACGAACAATTTAAAGAAGTTGAAGGTACTCTGGTTTACGTCCAGATTGATAAACCTGTAAAAGCTTTTCAAAAACCCGGCACCGACCCTAAGCCTGATGAATTCAAAGCCAGTGTCGTCGTAACAGACGAAGACTGGGTGGATGAATTTGAAGCATGGTGCACCAAGGTTGACGCCAAACCAAGCATCAAGAAAGTAAAAGCTGCAGAGTTTGAAGGTATCTACAAGTGCCCTGCCCCTGATGACGCTGGGAAGAACGTGTGGGTGTTGACCTTCCGTAAATCCAGCGAAATGGGTAAGACAGGTCGTCCGATCCTACCACAGCATGAGCCAAAAGCCTATGAAGTAGTGGGTGGCACTCTCAAGGATATTACGCACACCAAGCTGATTGCTAACGGTAGCAAGGGTGTTCTGGGTATTGAGCAGTGGGAGCGCACCAACGGTAGCATGCAGTTGAGCCTCGGTGAAGTCGTAGTGCTGGACTTGATTGAATACGTCAAGGAAGAGCGCGAAGAGGTTGACGTGTCTGACAAGTACGCAAAGTATCTGAAGGGTGCGGCTAAGGAAGAAACCAAGGAAGCACCTAAGAAGGCTACTCCAGCTAAAACTGCAGCTAAGGCGAAGCCTCCTGTTGATGAAGAAGACCTTGACGCACCATTCTGATGTATAATCTAGAACTCTAGTACTCCTAAGCTAGAAGGTCTTACGGTTGCAACCTAAATAGCAACGCTGGATTACGTAACCAGCATTGGCGAGTGTAGCTCAGGGAACAGAGCTGTGGTCTTCTATACCATCGGTCGGGAGTTTGAATCTCTCCACTCGCACCATAAGTAGTTGCATTAGGTACAATTCCGCTGGTAGGTACTAATAAGTGCAGCGGCTGGGAAACTGGCGTTAAACATCGGAGCGCTGAAGGCAAAAGCCAAGGAACAAAAGCAATGGGTAACTGTTGGATAAATAAGTTTCTTTAAAAGAGTTGTGTCTCTGCTAACCTAGTGCAACTACTTATGGTATAATTTCTATCATCAAAGCATCGTGAGGTTAAGCGGTGCGACCAGTTGTTCTCTATCAACTATAGATAAGGTAGAGCGCGAAAAGTATGTGGGTTCAAGTCCCATCGGTGCTTTGATGATGGTATAATTCAAGTATTAAACGGCCTTCCGCTGCGGGGTTCTTCTGGATATGACGCTCGGCGAATAGCACCCGTAAGGTGCTACTATCAAGTATGAACTCACGATCCGAAAGATGGAACGGCCTAAAGCGCAAGTTTACGAATAGGAATGCAGAGGGTTCATACTTGATGGTGCAGTGGCGTAAATAGAGGTTCAAATCCTCGGTGCCCTTCAGGGTACCCACGGTCAGGACGGTATGACCACCATCAACTATCAAGTCTGCATACTGTAGCGAAGCCCGCACCAAACGAGAGGCATCTTGAATGAGGGACTATGTTAGCGCTAACAGTTTGATCTATAGTGTGCAGACTTGATGGTGAATGCGCGTAAAATGCGCAAGAGTACCTGTAGTGAAACAGGTTCGACAATATGACTCGTGGTGTTTGAAATAGCGGGTTGCAGCTAACAGGTTTACTGCAGCAATAGGCTCTCAATGCAAACGTAAGGGCACCTCACCATCTTCAATTAACAGGAGGTCTTTTGAAGAATTTACTAATCGGATCACGAGCGCTAAACTTCTGGTTTCCGTCCGTGCAAATTAAAGAAAGCACAGACTGGGACGTAATCACAAACCACGCCGGCACATTCCAAGAAGTACCTAATGTTAATATTGAATATCACGATCCGTGGTTACTAAATAACGAAGAGTTCTCTCGGTTTACTCAGGAAGATGCTACCGTAGAAATCGGTGGGCAAAAGGTTTATGTGGTACAACCTAGAGGTCTTTGCATTATTAAGCGCAGTCACTTGTGGCGTGACATGAAATTTGATCGTCATATTGCAATGTATCACCATCACCTTGCGAAGTTCACCAACTGGTACACACCCGAAGATGAACGCCTACTGCAGCAACGCACAGAGATGACCATGAAGTTATACCCGCAAGCTAATCCTAACCTGATGCAGAATAAAGAAGCGTTCTTTGATGATGCTGTGAGTAAGGTATATGACCATGACTATTTGCATGAGCTGTACGCGCACTACGACAAACCGCTGTATACTCAGCTTCTGCGTCAAGAAGGTAACGCATGGTGCGAGAAAGATAAGTGGCTGTTGCTATCGCACGATGACAAGCTAAAGTGCATTCAGGAGGAAGCGTATGTAATTGCAACAGAGCGTTTTCTAGTTCGTAATAACTGGGATTACCCAATGAAGTTAGCGTACTTAAAAGCACTGGGTAAGATTTGCACTACGCTGTGCAGTGGTTATTTTCGCAATTACAGTATTGACCATTATCCTGAGCTAGTGCAGAATTACAACGAAAGTAAGATTCAGCAAGTAAAACAAAAGTTACTTGGTGTATAATCAGATGGTTAGTCGGCAATATCGCCAATTCGAGCAGTGCTTAATGCTGCTTTAAAAAAGGAGTAAATATGAACAAACAAGAGTTGCAATCCAAGGTATCGGATTTGCTGAATGCTGCCGGTCGTGACGTTGAGCGCCACTTCTTCAATAGTGAAATGCGCGACGGCTATAGTCAGTGGGATTCTGACGAAATTACAGAATTCCGCAATGAACTGTCCATTGCAGGTATCAGCTTCAAGCACGAAGATAACTACGGTGGTGAAGACATGGGTAGCGAATATTGGAGCGTCTACATATTCACAGCTGGTGATGTTAGCGTTCATGTAAAGTTCGATGGTTATTACCAAAGTTTTGACGGTAGTACTTACGAAGGTTTTGACTTCGTGAATCCTACACCAGTCCAAAAGATTGAGTGGCGTTAACCCATACTCAATCACGCATAATTAACCTACTAACATAAAGGAATACACATGACTACTGAAAATACAACTCCCTCCGCTCCTATGACCAACAAGGAACTGTTCGACAAACTCGTACCTATCTACACAGAGATTGCTCTGCTTGAAGAAGACGCAAAGGCTTTGAAGGAAGAAGCCGATGAATCCGATCTGAAGTTCTCTGCAGTTGCTGCTCTGGCTAAAGCTAAGGCTCGTGACAAGCTGGGTAACGTAGAAAGCAAAGCTCAGGATACGCTGGACCTGATCGAAGAACTACAAGGTTGATAATGAAGGAAATTACGTTCAATCGAATTATGAAAGTACTTCCAAGTATCTTTGCTGTACTCTCTGTTGTAATCGGAGTAGCAATTACACCTTTACTGGTGATTGCAATGACCAACATCCTGTTTGAATCAGCAGTTACCTACGGATTTAAAGAATGGTGTGCAGTGCTGGTATTGCTGCTAATCCTGAAGTTTGAGGTAAGCATTAAGAGCTAACGTAAGGCCTCAGCGAAAGCTGAGGCTTATTTGTTTATAGGAGGAACATGCCTAAGAAAATATTAATCGTTGATGCAGATACGATAGCATTCTCCGCTGCTGCAGTCTGCGAAGATCGAAGCGTGGAGGTAACGCACGTTAGGAGTAACCGCAAGAAACTCGTGAAGAACCGCACGGAGTTCAAGGAGTTCCTAGAGAAGAAAGCGTTCCCTTATGTCGCTGAGGATTACACCTTCAAGGACTTGCAAGAGAATGCAAATGTAGCAAGTCTACAGAAGATCATCAAGAATAAACTAAAGTGGATGAACGAAGTTCACTCTCCCGATGAAGCCTTGATTTATATCTCAGGTGATGGTAACTTCCGGTCAGACCTTCCGTTACCTACTCGGTATAAGTCCAATCGAGATGATATGATTAAACCTCTGCTGTTAAAAGCTGCTAAGGATTACATGCACAAGCTAGGAGCCATCAGAACACACGGAGAGGAGCCTGATGATGCTATCGTGTACAAAGGCTACGAGTACCTTGAAAAAGGCTATAACGTGATCCTAGGCTCTTATGAAAAGGATAGTCGAGCTTATTCAGGTTTAGCGCTCTGGGATTACACAGGAACTACTACTGATACTTTTACAGTACCTGACTTTGGTGAGCTTCGGATTGAAGGTGACAAGAAGAAAGTAGTGGGAGAAGGTTTCATCTGGTATTGCATGCAACACGCAATGGGTGACAGAAGCGATGGGTATTGCCCGTATGAGCTTGCAGGAGTTCGCTTCGGTGAGAAGAGTGCATATAACCTCCTGAAGAACTGCAAGAACGAACGCGAAGCATTGCAAGCTGTAATCAAGCAGTACGTGACTTGGTACGGAATGGATGATTTTAAATATACAGCATGGAACGGTGCAGAGATTACTGCAAACTACAAGTACCTTTTGGATTTGTACTTCAAGGCTTGCAGGATGAAATCAAAGGTTAATGATGATCTGAACTTTGAGAAGTTCTGCAGTAAATACGATGTAACTTTATAAGGAGGTGCTATGAAAGAACCAACAGGTAACACCGAAGCTGAACTGGTATACTGGCAGCAGAGGGCAATTAAAGCTGAAGCTAGTGTAGAGCAGCTTGAAAATGATATGGCGCATATTCGTGATGAACTTCTGTACGCTAGAGGTGAGCTTGAGAATGTGCGATACAACTACAATTACAGCGGCTATGACAATTGATTTATACAACGCCGCAGATAAAAAGCGAGTACGAGATGAGCTACTAAAAGAACAAGATTATATCTGTCCGATTAGTAAGGTTAAGATTACAACCAAGGATGCTGTACTTGATCATGCTCACGATGACACGAATCTAGTCCGCGCAGTACTCCATCGACAAGCTAATTCATTCATTGGTATCATCGAAAGAGCGTGGAAACGGTGCCTTGGGTGGTGGTACGAGGGTACGCTGTCAGATGCTCTCCGCAACACTGCTGATTTCTTGGAGTGCAAGCCCGATACTCGCTACCGACATGATGGCTGGCTTAAACGAGTAAAGACGGACTTCAAGAAACTGAACGCTCAACAACAAGGTGTTGTCCTGAAGGAACTAGGTAGTGCATCAGGTAGTAACGGCACTGAACGCTTGAAACTATTCTCAGCTAAAATCCTAGATCGTAGCTTAGGTTATGATACAATACGAAATGCTATTGCAGCATCAACCCAGAAATAAGGAGCTAAATTGCAAACTAACCCAGAAACCATTGAACTAATCCTTGCACTATCCGAACTAGGATTGTCCTCTCGTAAAATTGCTCATATTGCGGATGTAAGTAAGAGTACGGTGAACAACTATATTGCTGCGGCAGCTCTACGTGAGCATTTCGATGATTGTGTTGAGGGTAGTCCAGAAGTACCAGAGCTGCAGTACAACCCCAAGGATGTAGCCTTCGATAAACCAAAAAAACAAGGTCCACGCATCCTTTTCTATGATCTGGAAGTTGCTGGGGATATTGGTCTATTTTTCGGACGACACAAGATCAACATCAGTCAGGAAGCTATCGTCAAAAAAGGTGGTTTTATTCTCTGTGCATCTTGGAAGAATCTCGGTGAAAAGACTGTAGATTCGATCCACCTCACCAAAGAGGAAGTTGAAGCTGGGAATGATTCACGAGTCGTAGAAAAATTGCGCCAACTTTACCGTGAAAGTGATGCTGTAATTTGTCATAATTCCAAGGGGTATGACCACAAGGTTTTACAAGCCCGTAGCGCGTATTGGGATTTCCCAGCCCTACCTGTTGTAAAGGTGCTGGATACACTTGAACTTGCCAAACGTAATTTGCGGTTACCTAGTAACAAACTTGGGAGTATTGCTGCTTACTTTAATCTTCCGCTAAAGATGGATCACTCTGGTATTTCACTGTGGGTTGGTGTACAATCAGGTGATGTCAACGCTATGACAACTATGGTTGAATACTGCAAACAGGATGTGGTCGTGCTTGAAGAAGTCTATAACAAACTGAAACAAACAGGTAAAGCTGGTAGTGACTTCAACGCTGCAATGTATTTTGAGGATAATACACCTCGCTGCAGGACTTGTGGCTCTGACAATCTAGAAGCAACAGGTCGTGCCGTTGTAACTTCATCTTCAACTTATGACGAGTACGTGTGTCTTGGTTGTGGAAGCGTACATCGCGGTAAAGTCAACAAAACGAGTAAAGAGAAACGTAAATGCCTGCTCGTTTAAAACCTGATTTTGATCGTGTTTATCACACAGCATACGGAGAATCTTTTAAGATCGTGAAGTACGATAATTGCGACAGTGTTTTCATAAGCTACACGGACGAGCCAGATTGTGTTGTGAAGACTAGAACTGTGAATATCCGAGATGGAAATCCTCCTAACCCGTATAGACCAGTTATCTGTAGTAAAGGTTTTCACGGAGAGGGTTATCCTATCTCTGTCAATAACAAGAAAACCCTAGAGTATGTTAAATGGCACGGTATGTTATCAAGATGCTACGGTGTTAATCATAGTGAAGATCACGCTAGAGCTGTTAAGTGCTATAGTGATGCGGGTTCTAGTGTTGACCCTCTTTGGTATAACTATCAGATGTTTGCAAAATGGTTTAAACAAGAGATGCAAGATTCTAATTTAGAAGGCAAAGTCGTTTGTCTAGATAGCGATTTACTTAACCAAAAGGGCAATCTCTATTCGGAAAATACGTGCTGTCTGCTACCTTATGAATTAAACATTGCTATCCAGTTGGCAACTAAAATGCAGTACGATCATGGACGTAATCTTTATGCTGTGAAAGTTACACGTACAGTGACTGGGCAATCGGAGCATATTGGACGCTGTTCATCTGAGAGTGAAGCATGGGAAATTTATGCTAAATTCAAAGACATGTATATCAAAGATGCTTACGAAAAGTTGCAATGTAAACTTCCTGAAAGAGTTGAAAATGCACTCCTTAATTTTAATTGTCTAACTCGTGTAAAAGAGTTGGGATACTTTAAAATTTAAGGTACAATGCTTAACGCAAGCGACAAGTGCTGAACAGCAAAGAAAAACGCAAGAGTCTTCTGACTACTGCAAAAATCTGATATAATTCAGGTTAGATAATTAGAGAATCCCTGCGTAACCCGCAGGGGTTTTATTGTTTAGAGGTTTTAAGATTAGAAAGGCGTTAAAGTGAAACTACATAATCCGTTTCGAGTGGCAGTATTAATTGACAGTTTTCCATTGTTTCTCTGTACATGTCTTGTGATTGTAGCTGCAGTTTGGTCTGTAGTGGTTTTTATTCAGCAATACATGACGCTTCCGCAATTAATTTCAGTAGTAGTTACTGCTATGTTGGCGCGAGTAGTCTACGCAGTTTTCAAAGGTAAGTAACACCTCACATTAAAGAAAGGTAAATATGAACTACACAACCAATGACTTCATCAAGGATTGTCAACTCTTCAATACCATTGCAGGTAAAGACGGAGTACCAACAAAGAAATCCTTGCTTGAGCAAATCGAACTAATTCAGGAGGAACTTAACGAAACTAAACGTGATCTACTTGCAAGTAACCACACAGGACTACTAGATGGTTACGTGGATGTTATGGTTACCGCTTCCGGTCTTGGTCAAATGCTGGATGCACTTCAGATGGATACTCTAGGTGCAATGAAAGCTACGGCTGCCAATAACCTTACGAAGTTCGTTAATACAAGCGATGTTGATACTTGCATTGATACTTTGAATATGTACGCTGATAAAGACGTAGGTATTATTTATGAGCAGAATCCTAATTACGAGTTGGTTGTATTCAAGGACATTAACAACAAGGTGCGTAAGCCGAGTAACTTCGTCAGTAACGATGTAAGTTCTTTTGTACCGTTGGGTTTGATTATTAAGGAGGGTGACAATGAGTGAAGTAAAGAGTCTGTATGTCAATGAATTGAATGGTCGCAAGATCATTTTCATTAAACGAGATGATTCCGTAATTGGCGACCCTAACCAGTGCAAGCATTGTATAATGCTACACGCTCCCGATTGCAGTCCGCTAGTAGATGATAGTGGAGAACTCATGTGCGAGAGAGACGAAGAGTCTGTATGGCAATACGCACCAGAAGAACCCTCCGTAAAGTCACCAGAACCCTCTACAGGACGTAAGTTCGACTCAGGTAAGCCAATGTATGCTCTGCTACCTACAAACGCTCTGGAAGAGGTTGTGAAGGTTCTGACAGTAGGTGCTGTGCGTTACAATGAACCAATCGGTCAAGAGAACTGGCGGTTAGTTCCAGATGCTGACTTCCGTTATTACAACGCTACCCAACGTCACATAATGGCAGTTAAGAAAGGTGAACGCTTGGACTTGGATAAGGATGATTCTAAAGGTACGAACTGCTATCACCTTGCTTGCGCTATCACTAGCTTGATGTTTAGACTGCAGACTCAAATTGAGGAAGATATTGCGAATGGAACTTACGACGAAAACCTTTGGAAGAAAGCACTGCACTAATGGGTAACTTTATTCTTATTGCTCAAATTGTACTTATCGTTGTAATGTACGTACTGATTATGAATCAATTGATTAAGATGTACAATAAATACAAGGAGGACACTGCCAGTAGCATCACAGAGACAACTGACGAAGAAGGTAATTTAACTGTTATCGAAAAGCGCAAGTACCTCTGAACCTAAGAACCAGCAGAAGTTATCTTTACTTCCTGTACTTCTGCTGGTATAATACTTACTCACCATGAATTACCATTAAGGAGCTTATGCAAGCACAAAAATCAAAAGAAACTCTATCTCGGTTTCAGGCTCACAAAGAGAAAAGAAGCAGTATGATCATTGCTCAAGTGATCGTATCAGAATCAGAGCTTGCACGAGCTATCCCTGATTACACTGCGAGTTTTGAAACTGACGATCCGTTTAACTTCAAGAAAACACTATACGGTTTGGGCATGGATACCTCCCTACCGTATCAACGTCAAGATGCAATCAAACATCGCAACCGCTTGAATGAAGTCGTAACATGCAGTCGTTGGGTTGGTGAAAGCCGACAAGACTCTGAATGGATCAACTCAGGTTATGCCAGCAAAGAAGCGATTGATAAGTACAGTGGTAGTAAAATCCTTGAAGATGTGTACCGCTCAAGGAGTGAAACTACGGATACTCAGGAGTATCTTGAAAGCAGAGACAAGTACACAGTGATTGACGAGTCCCAATGGGCTAAATAACGAAAGATAAGATGGAAAAATACCTATTACCGATTGAAGAGAATAAAGAACCGATTGAATTTGCTGATCAACAACTGAAGGTATTTTGGTTACCTGATGAAATCAAAGTAGAGAAAGACGTGCAAGACATTCTGGTCAACATGACGGAAGCTGAGAAACATGCAGTGATCACTACTCTCAAGTTGTTCAGTATCTACGAGACTCACGCAGGTTCTGAATACTGGGGTGGTCGCTTCAAGAATATGTTTGATGGTGCTGAGTTTCATCGTATGGCATCTGTGTTCAGCATGTTTGAACTAGCAGTACATGCCCCGTTCTACAATAAGATTAACCAACTACTGCACATTGATACCCCTGAGTTCTACATGTCCTATGTGGATAACGCAGTACTGAAGAGTCGAGTTGAGCATGTTGGTGAGATTATTGATCATGAGGATGACCTAGTTTCACTTGCATCATTTAGTTTGGTTGAAGGTGTTATTCTTTATAGCAACTTTGGTTTCCTGAAGCACTTCCAAAGTCAAGGTAAGAACAAGTTGTTGAACATTGTCCGAGGAATCAACTTCTCCGTGCGTGATGAAAATCTGCATTCAACAGGTGGAGCATGGGCGTTCAAACACAAGATGAATAAGCTGAAGAGCGAAGGTTATACTGATGATCAAATTGCACAACGCAAGGCGAAGGTAGAACAATTGGTGCGTGAAACTGCTCGTAAGATTTATGAGCATGAATGTCAGATTATCCAGATGATCTTTGAGAAGGGTGAAATCAAGGGTATCACTGCGCATCAACTTGAGAACTTTGTGCAAAGTCGTGTGAATGAATGCTTGAAGCAATTGGGATTTGAAAAAGAGTACGAAGTGAAATACAATCCAATTGCTGACTGGTTTTACAAAGGGATTAACGACTATCAGTTTAACGACTTTTTCTCAGGCGTGGGTAATCAATATAACAGAAACTGGGACGAAACAGGTTTTACATGGAAAGGTACGAATGACTGATAATATTTATCGCAAACTAAGCGAAGAACGCAAACAACTACAACAACAAGGTCTAGTTCCTGACTGGTATACAACTGCAGGTTTCCAGATGTTTAAGGAGAAGTACGAATACGAAGTTCACGGTCGATCTGTCAAAGGTCAGTTTGAACGCATCGCACGTACTGCAGCTAAACATCTAAAAGGTACTAAGTTTGAAGCACAAGCTGAATCGAAGTTCTTTGAGCTTTTATGGAAAGGTTGGGTATCCCCTAGTACTCCAGTATTCGCAAACATGGGTACAACCCGAGGTATGCCTGTATCTTGCTCAGGTACAATTGCGGATGATTCTGTGGATGGTTTCTATAGTAACCTTCACGAAGTAGCGATGTTAACTAAATATGGTTTTGGTACAGCTACTGACCTGAGTAATATTCGCCCTCGTGGTTCTAGTATCAGTGTAGGCGGTAAAGCAAGCGGTGTACTCCCGATTATCAAAGAGCATGTAAATGCTATGCGTAACATCGCACAAGGTACTGCTCGTAGGGGTGCTTGGGCTTGCTACTTGGATATTGAGCACGGTGACTTCTTTGAGTTAGCAGATCATGCAAACGCAGAACCTGATGATCTGAATTTGGGTTGGACAATCAGACAGACATTCATTGATCGACTTAACCGCAAAGACCCTGATGCTATCGCTCGTTTCCAAAAGGCAATGAAGTTGAAAATGATCACAGGTAAAGGTTACTTCTTCTTTGTTGATAAGGCTAACGCTAAACGTCCGCAAATGTACGTAGACAAGGGGTTGTTCATTAACAACTCGCAATTGTGCGTAGCTCCTGAAACATTGATCTTGACTGATGAAGGTTACCAACAAATTGCCGATCTTGAGAACGAAGCGGTGAATGTGTGGAATGGTAAGGAGTTTTCAAATGTTGTTGTTCGTAAGACTGGTGAAAACCAAAAACTGATTAAGGTTAGTACTAACAGTGGGTTTGAGTTGGAATGCACACCTTACCATAAGTTCTACGTTGCAATGCGTCATCCTACTTCTGGTAATCGTTGGACAGTTGAAAAACGAGCTATTGACCTGAAAGCTGGAGATAAGCTAATTAAAAGTGATTTTCCGATTATCGAAGGTAAGGAAGTATTTGATCATGCTTACGAGAACGGTCTGTATAGTGCCGAAGGTTTTGTAGACGGTGCGCAGCAAAAGATTTATTTCTATCATGACAAGCGTAAACTTAAAGAATTTGTTGATACGAGTATCTTCCATAACTGGTATGTGCAGGAAACCGAGAATCGAGAGATTGCTACAAGTAAGCTCTTGGCTAAAAAGTTTACAGTACCTAGTGGAGATTACACAATCAAGTCCAAACTTGAGTGGTTTGCGGGTCTTTGCGATGGCGATGGGACAATCACTAGAAACGGTAAAACACAGAGTATTCAAGTTGGTAGTATAAATAAGGTATTTCTGCAGGAAGTACAAATGATGCTACAGACATTGGGTGTGTCATCTAAGGTTACAATGGCTAAAGACGAAGGTTGGAAGCTGCTACCGAAGAATGATGGCTCTGGTGAAATGGGTGAATACTGGACTCAAAAGGCGTATCGACTCTTGATTGGTCAAACTGGAATTTGTACTTTGAGCGAATTAGGATTTAAACCTCATCGACTTGAAATTTCAGATCATCGTCCCAATCGCGAATGTACTCAGTTCGTAAAGGTCACAGCAGTGACAGATGAAGGACGCTACGACGATACATACTGCTTTACCGAACCAAAACGACACATGGGTGTTTTCAATGGTATTCTGACAGGACAGTGCTCGGAAATTATGCTGTTTAATGATGCTGAACACACATACACATGCGTTCTTTCTTCGATGAATGCTTTCCGATATGACGAGTGGAAGAATACTGACGCTGTATACTGGGCTACATTGTTTCTGGATTGTGTAGCTGGTGAGTTTATTGAACGTGCCAAAGGTATCCGAGGTCTTGAGAAGGCTGTTCGGTTCACGGAGAAGAGTAGAGCACTTGGTCTAGGTCTGTGTGGTGTGCATACATTGTTTATGAGTAAAGGGTTATCATTTGAATCATTTGATGCTCATATGCTCAGTCAGGAGATCCAAGCGCATATTGCAAAACAAGCGAAGCAAGCTAGTGCAGATGCTGCCGTAGAACTAGGTGAACCTGAATGGTGCAAAGGTTACGGAGTGCGTAATACTCACTTGATTGCTATTGCCCCGACTAAGAGTACATCGTTGCTTATTGGTTCTGTATCAGAAGGTATCAATCCTGATCCAGCTATGGGTTATACTCAGATGACAGCTGCAGGTGAAATTGACAGATTGAATCCTGTGCTACTTGAACTGATGAAGTCCAAAGGAGTGTATACTCGTAAGCACGTTCAGGAGATTACTAACGCACAAGGTTCGGTTCAGCATGTGACTTGGCTTACGGATAAAGAGAAGGAAGTATTCAAGACGGCCTTTGAGATTAATCAGAAAGCGGTTCTTCGGTTGGCAAGCGCACGTAGTACGTATGTTGACCAGTGGCAGTCACTGAACCTGTTCTTTGCTGCTGATGAAGACCCTGCTTGGATCGCAGAAGTACACGAGGAAGCGTTTGCTGATCCGAACGTACTAGCGCTGTATTACGTTCATACTCAAGCTGGTGTACAAGCCAGTAAAGGTTCTGAATGTGAGGCTTGCCAGTAACTAACAAAGCCCTTCGGGGCTTATTCATAAAGGAATTAAATGAAAGAACTAAAAGTATTCAGCGCCACTTGGTGCGTTAATTGCAAACCTCTCAAAGCCGCAATCGCAGCTACTGCATTGTCAGCTAACCTTGTCTTTGTAGATATTGACACTGACCCTCAGTTGGCAAAGGACTACGGAATCCGAGGTGTACCTACAATGGTACTCGAAGAAAACGGAACTGAAATTAAACGAGCTACTGGAGCTAAGACTAGTGCTCAACTTCAGGAATTCCTGAGTTAAATAAAAGAAAAGCCCCTAGAGGATAACCAGCAATGGCTACCTTCTAGGGGCTTCGTTCGTTTATGGCTTATTAACTAAGCCTTGAATATAAGTCGTCGGTTGACCATCCTTGAATACTGCAGTGAGTAGCTGCCTGCGGTTCTTACCTTTATTATACGATACATGAACCCACGTACCCTCATATATCAACTGATCAAAGTCAAGACCGGATGTTGCAATAATCTGACACACTTCAAAAGGAGTCAAACCCTCCACAACAAAGTCAACTGCTTGACCATTGTTATGCTGAGATGTTTTGCTACCACCAACTGCTTTATTCAGTTCAAGTGAGCGATAACCACTCGTAATCGTAAAAGGTTTACCGATGCGCTCTCTCAGCGGTTGCAGAAGGTTGATTACAAGCTCTCTGAGGCACTGTAGAGCCTCCGCAGAAGGTTCGTTGGATATACCCCTGCGTAACGCTGATTGAGAGGCTGTAAACTCCTGTAAACTGAAGTTAGGACTAAGCATCACGATTGGTTTCATTCACTCAGCTTTCTAATAACATCATCCTTACCTTGGGACTGTCGGCTGGAACCTCTGTGGAAGTTCACGATAGTACCTGTCAGTGTCCAGAGAGAACCCAATGCAGTGTAGACAATCTCTTTGTTATCCAAGGGGATAGCTTTGAAGAATGTTAACCATGTAACAAAGATAGCTGCAGCTACAATCGCAAAGTCAATGAAATAAGCTGCGTTCTTCGCCAGAGTACTTGCGAATTCCGAAGTCTGAATACCTGTGTTCATTACACGAGCACTGTCAGTATTCTTGTTGCTTTGCTCAATCTGGAATTCTTCATGCTTCAAGGCTGCTTCGCGCACAGCTTGGAGTTGTTCCTGCGTCATGTCAGGTTCAAGTTTCACGCCTAGTTTATCCTCCACATAATCCAAGCCTTTATCCACGACAGCTTGCGCTACTCGTGGCATATTATTTGCAATTAGACTTGAGAGAATACCTGCTAGAATAGGTAGCATATTACCTCCTTAGTTGATTAATCAACTTGTATGTTGTTTAGTGCGATTACATTCTGCAGTCTTACTACTTCCGCTGCTAGGGAAGAGACTTCATTATGCAACCTGCGATTTTCATCCGAAAGATTACCAAGTTCTTTATTGAGCTTGAGAATTTCCAGCTGTAGTTTATTCAGTTCGGTTGTTAGCAGAGTATTCTGCGTAGCCATCCGCTGTAATTCAGTATGCATCAGTGAGATGATGCTACTTTCAGTGTTCGTGTCTTTAAAGCCCTTCAGTACTTTCTGCAGTACGGCTACAGCTGCTATAATCGCAGCAGCAATCATTGTTGTAGCTTGGGCAATATCTACAGCAGATAAGTTTGTCAAGTTCATGCGCTATCCTTTTTCACCTCGTTGTTGGTAGGACAGTAGCAACCAAGATTCAGCTATTACCGGAAGAAGAAATACCAATTCATGCGGAGAAATGGGAGTCGTGTCAAAGAGCATAAAGCTCAGGCAAATGTATAACCAGCCCCATAATCCTACCACAGCATTAATTAGTTCGAGCCGGTAGTCCACACTACCGAAAATACTCAGAGTTTTAATCAGAGCGTATATAGCGAAGGTATAGCACCAGAAGTACTTACTACCTAGTTGCCAGATGGCTACGTAATCCACGCTCTTGTCATGCACACCTGTAATGAAGCCCACGGACATTAACCACGATGCAATGCACAACATTGCTGTAGTTTCAATCTTGCTCATTGCCAGCATGTAGGCTACTTTGAAATTGAATGAAGTTTGCATACTATCCTCTATTGGAGTCATCTCTATGCGAGCCAATACCATCGGTGTTGGTGTTGTGCTGTCTGACGAGACTAAGGATCATCAGCATTACAATACTATTGAACAATGACCAGATGTTATCCACCAAGGAATTGATCAACGGAAAGTGCATCAAGTAGGAATGAATCCAAGTTAACTGACACAGTACAAGCATAATACAGCTTGCTCTAGCTAGTTGAAGGGTAGTGTTAACAGCAGTAACTGTGTACAATCTCTGCAGTGCAACGATGGCGAGTACAACAGGGATTAGGTCCAGTGAAAACGAAAGGTAAAGGTGGGATAGCTCCATATTGCACTCACTTATAAACGAAGAAAGCCCCTTGCGGGGCTATGTTGATTGTAAAATTATTGACAGTACTTTATTATATCATTACTTCCTTGTTAAGTAAAGAGTAATTAAGCGCGATTAGCAGTGATCACCGTTCGGGTCGAATACGTCCAGTATGTGCTCACAGACGTATTGCGCGATATACCTGCGTTTCCAGTGCTCTAGGGGATTGGATTTAATCTTAGTTAACCTAGTGGTCACTAACCATTCTCTTGGTAACTGCCAGAAAACGAACGTAGCAATGAATAGATTTGCAAATACATCAAAGAGTAATCCTACGACTACTGCAGGTACGCAAAGAACGAATAGAAATCCCTTCAGTCTATCTTGGAGATGAACCCTGTATATACCCATCACGAGCACATACAGGTAGAAGAAGATCACCAGATACAGAGCTAGGGTAGCTAACCCCAGTATTGCAGCTAATAGAACTTCTTGCATTTACTTACTCCATGCCAGCATGAATAGATTATCCATATCTTGCTCGGTTAAACCGAGTGCATTCGCCATACCTTGAGTAAACGAGCTATTCCTGTCAACGGTAGCTGCGTACTCCCATTCAATCTGAGATGCTTGTCGGATAATAGGGTCTTCGATTGCATTGATAGCAGTTTGAACCGAAGAATAATAACCAGCTTCAAGCAGAGCTAGTCTAGCCTGTCGCATTGTCACTGATTTTGGTTTGAACGGTTCTGGTTCGACAGGTGGTTCTTCAGGTTCCGGTTGTGGAATATCCTCAAGAGTCCACTCACCATTCCACCGTGCAAGTTTACCTTCCGGTATTGAAGGGGGTATCGAATCAACGGTACCAGCTGGAATAAGGAATACCCCTTCCTCTAGCGGGGATTCATCTGCAGTTGTTACCCCAACGAAGTAACCGTTGGTATCAAGTTGTGAGACTTGTTTTGTCATATGTTCTCCTTAATATTTAATGCAAGCCAGCAATGCGATGTTACGAGGTCTAGTTTCATCACCACCGTAAGCCTGAGTGTTACCTAACACTCCATTTCGTTCACCAGGACCAGTTACATTACTGCTATCAATTTGACCATCACCACTGAATGCATTACTCAGCCAAGGACCAGTCAAACCTGCAGGTGGTGCGTGAGTGTGACTCTCAACAGAACCTGATTGGAAACTACCGAATATGCGGAAGCTGTCTACTCCCAATCCATCATCCCATCCACGAATAAACTGCGCCCTCAAATCAGGTAAGTTAAACGTGGTACTCCCATCTCCCGCACCGAATGTTGTACCAATAATATCAAATAGCGCATGATAGGCTGTTCTTGACACAGCTGCACCATTGGCCTTCAAATAACCAGAAGGAGCACTGGCCCTTGCAAAGTGAACAATAGCACCAGCAGGTGTCATTACATCAACCCAAGAGTTCCATGTAGTGTCAATACCGTTGCGAATGCGCAGTTGCGGAGAACCACCGTTGTTTTGACTACTGCCGAATGCAAGTTGGTAACTTGGACCACCCGCGGATGCAGTTTTACCGTCATATGGACTGAAAGTCATTACACCAGCGTATCTTCCACCTGTACCTGTTGCAGTACTCTGTGCGAAATCAGCACGTATGTTCCTAACAACTGATTGAGGTGTAATATGAGCTAATTCTCGATTTAATCCGGGGGTTTCTTCAGGATCGCTTACTTTTAAACCGTTACTCTGCGCTGCTACGCCTTGCATGTAAGGCGTTGTAATGGAAGTACTTACATTCAGAACACCGCCGGCACTCAACGTCATCGGTGCAGCAGGTAGTGCAGCATCACCGGCATTCGCAAAGCTATCACCGTAAGAAGGTCCAATGCGGAACTCCATCTGAACAGGGTCAGTTACTACATCATTTACGTTTCTAACGCGCATTGTAATGCCACCGATGTATGATGTAGTTCTTACATCACGATAGCTTGCAAATAATAGACCACCGGATGTAAATTGCGAACCATTACCTGCAACTAATCCTCTGCTGTTTACAGTAAGATACGGTGCGGTACTCGCTGTAGTCCCCGTTCCATTCACAGTAATATTCTGACCGGAATCATGAGGAGCAGCAATACCACTGACGATATTCTTGGTAGTCACTAATCGACCATCACTGGTGAACGAAAACTTAGAACCTGCTGCATTTGCCTCACCGAAATGCATGCCAATGCTATCTGCACTTTGATAACCGCTAGTACCTTGGAAATAACTAATACCAACCAACTGCGAATCGCCAAAACGCCAGATCGGGTTTCGTGCGTTAACTACATAATTTGTAGTCAAGAAACCGTCTTTGGAGAATACTGCGTTGTCTACGCTAAGATTACTCAAACCAAAAATTTGAATATTTGTAGCAGTCTGACTGATCCGACCAACTGGTTGACTGGCGGCATTGAAAAAACCAATGGCCTGCGTGTTGTCAGCGTCGGCTTTAATGGAAATACCATATTGTTGATCCCCACCTGCATAACGCATAGTCAGCGCACTACTATTTGCATCAATACTGACTGCACTATTTAATTGCAATGTACCGGGAATTCCGATGTTACCACTTGTCGCCCGCAGTGCTTCCACGCCTGATGTAGTAAGCGCAATACTAGTTGGAGTAGGTTTGAAGATGCCCGTAGTAGTGTCATCACTAAACGTAATACTGGGAGCACCAACTGTTCCATTGTTGAATCTTACACTACCCAATACGTAGAAGCTACTTTTATCAACCCACGAGGAACCGTTCCATTTCTGATCTTTGGCAAGCGCAGAGTTCCAACGGATTGCGTTAACTGGAAGGTTCGTAGCTGACGTTACAGCGGGGTCTAGGCCAAGAGATAGATCGTCAAACCTAGCATCAAGTTCACTGACAAAATTAGCATATGTGCTAGTTAGCACTGGTTTATTATGATCTGCCATTTGCAAACCCTTTCATTATAGAAAGGGAGCCGAAGCTCCCTATTTGTTAATAACCTGCGACTGACCAACTTGCGTTAGCTGTCAATCTAACGCCTAGTGTACTGAATAGATATACTCTGAATGATTCAGGATAAATACTCAAGTTACCTGATGTGTCAGGTGTCGTCATACTCACTGTAAACGAATTAGCACTGTGAGAAGTAATCGTATATACACCGAGTACTCCAGTACCACTTGCGATACCGATGCGTACATTCTGACCTGTAATCAACTCATGACCTGTTACGTTGACTGTGCACACATTGGATGTAACAGAATACGTACCACTAGCAACAACGTCCTTGAAGTCATAGACAGGAATAATAGCAGTAGTACCTTGTGGCGAAACTACAATACTACTCACATCGGCAAAATCCTTGCTGAAGTTCACAATAGTACCTAAACTATCAGATGAATTACACGCAATACTACCTGCATCGCTAATGACTTTAGAGTCTAGTTTTGCCGACAGATATTCCAAGCTATATAATCCTTTATCAGTTCCCGAACTAACTTGTAACTTTACTTTGATATATCTGAATGAAGTAGCGAATACTTCACTGACACCATCGTATACTTGCCATGTTGACCCGTTTGCTGACACTGAAATACTTGTAGTAATCGTTACAGGCGCTGCAACAATAGTACCTTGATAAACTACAGTAACTTTGCTACTAGCTAGGATAGTACCATAATCAAACGTTTCCTCGTAGTAACCACTTGCTTCATTTGGTTGGATATAGATCGGATAACCGGCATTAACCTGATCTTGTGGAGTACCCCACGCGTTATCCGTGAAGTGCTGTTGGAAAGTCTCGGAGGTATTCACAGGTAGAACCAAATGATTTGAATTAGATTCCTTCACGGCATTAACTTTGGTAGCATTAAAATTACTCACGAAGTTGGCAAAGAACACGAAGTCCGGTGGCTGGGCAACAGCAGTTGTCAACGACACGGGTTCTGATTCATTATCGTCAGTATCTACTGCAGCGATCCAATAAGTATATGTTCCGGCTTGAGTTTCATTCTGAGTTGTAAACGCACCCTTCTTTTCTCCGATTACTTCAGCGGTTGCCCATGTAGCACCTTTCTTTAGAAGAACGTGATCAATTGGTAGTGTAGTAATATCAGGTAGATTCCAATAGAACATTACTGTATTATCAATAACTTGTGCTCTAAAATTACCACAAGGGTTAGGCTTCTGCTTCAGTATTTGAAGCATATACCCAGTACTCTTGTTGTCCATTAAATCAACAACCTTGATTACGAATGTTCTTTCACCTATCCAATTTGCAGGTAGCGTAATAGAACTAGCACTGACAAACTGCGTGATACCTTCATATATTACCTCATACCCTTTAACACCAAAAGTACTCATACTGTCAAAGTTCCAGTTAATAGTAACTGTAGCAGCAGTTAATGACGTATCTGCAAAGATATAACCCACGTTACTAACGTTACGAGGTGCTTGTGCAGTGAATGATGCGGTGCTATACGCCAGACTATAGTTATCACTGTAATCCAAGGCTTTAATGTAGTAAGTCTTGGACGCACCTGCAGCAGCAGGAGTATCTACACAAGTAGTGGCATCACCTTTGAATACGAGATTCGCAGTAGACCCCCAGTTGAAGTCTGTCCGCACCTCATACACTTTAATATCAGGTTCAGGGTTTGTTGCCCAAGTTAGCTTAATCTTTGAAATACTCAAGTCAGCTACCGCCGCAAAACCTTGCACCTGACTTGGTGGATTAGTTTTACCTACGATTGTGTTATTGACATAAGTTGACCATTTACCAGTTCTACCATCCTCACCCACGTATCGACACCGTACTTTAAAAGTACTACCTTCATCTACATCAGGGATTAACACAGAACCTAAATTATACTTGACCTGCTTACTCCGAGCACCGTATTCATCCACAGCAGAGGCATAATCCCACTGAAATTCCACGAAAGCAACCTTTGCAGGCAGCTCTGCCGCATTTGTATATGACACTTGCATGTTGTACTGAAATACACCAGCAGCAATCCTCTGCATCACACGCTCGTCACTGATTATACCCGTGATTGTAGGAACCTTGTCAGCAAAACTCTGAATCAGCAACTTAGGTGCAATACTAATCTGAGATTCAAATGCAATATTATTAGTGTAATTCCGATAATCATTAAAGATATTATAACTTGAAGTCACACCGTAGTCAACTAAAGTCAACCTTGCAGTCTTATTATCTTGAGGTTCAATTGACAGCACAATGCAATCCTGCGCTTCCTGCTGATTTTCACCAAACAGAAACAGATCGTCATTGTCGATTTCGGCAATGGTAGTTGATGCCGTAAGTGTAATCTCGTCATAATAACCGTCCGCAGGTTTGCTTCGGATTTGACGGACAGTACTTACACCGGATTTACCACGCACTCGGATACTGTAGGAAACACCAGCTTGCATTGGTAGTTCTTCCGTCAGTTCAAAAGTTGTAGCACTAAGCCTATTCTTAATGCGACCAGAACCAAGTCCCCACATTGGAACATCATGCATCACCTTAACTCTGTCACCTCGATTGCACACAATGTATTCAATATCAGTGTTCAGGGAGTAACGCTCTGGACGAAGGTTAGCTTGAGCCATGTGCCAACGAGCATGATCGATTGCTTGATCTAGTTTAGTAACACCGGGTACTGAAATACTTTCCAGTAGCGCTGCGTTGCTTGCGGAATTAGCAGTCGCATATACGATTGTTTCATCCTCTTGCCAGTTCTTATCTTCGTTTACAAAAGTAACACGCAGACCATCTGGAATTCTAGGAAGGGCTTTAGTACCTTCAAAACCCCACGAGTTATGCGGTGTAAAGTGCTGCACTACGTTGGGTTTTACTTCATCAATTACGACTGTCCATTTACCGTCAACCATTGCAGGGCTAGCTCTACCCGCTGCACAAATATCACGGAGAATATCCAGAACAGAGCGTTGTGCTCCTACTACTGAATTATACGTGAAACCTTTAGCAGTGCAGTATTCATGCCATGCCTGTAGCTGCACGAGGTTAATCTTGTTAGCAGCATCAGTAACCCTACGAGGGTTCGCAGGATGCTCCAGAACGTGTCTAAACAGAGCAGCAGGGTTATTGATGTTACCATCAACCCAAGCTGTACCATTCCATGATTTACCGTATGTCCAGCAGATTGCATTAATACCTTCAATCTGACCGTTCAACTGATCAGATGCTTTAATCTCAAAAGCAGTCTTGGCAATCTTGCAGTTAATCGGGTCTATAGCAGGTTTAGTATTGCGACTAAACGTGGTGTTAACCAATGTGCTAGTAAACAGATACTGCGCGGTGCTATCTACAGGAGCACCTGTACCAGTACCGGTGATTCGACGGATACGAACTTGCACGTTCTCTGCAGAACTATTGGTTGTGAACTTCTTAGTCCATGTAAATGCATCCTTGACAGGAGACGTCCCAACTATATGAGTACCTGTATTTGTCCAAGTAACCGCAGATTGCGACTTGTATTCAATCTCAAATGTAACAGGTGCAGCAGAGCTATCACCAGTTTGTGAGTTAATCCTGCGACAACCTTGTCCGAAGTGAATTGCTACTGTAAAATCCATAGCAGAACCGTCAGTACTAACTGCGTTCAACCACGGACCAGCTGGAACGGAATTACTACCAGCAACACCATCGCACGTTAGTTCAACACCAGATGCAATCTGCGTAATATCAGTTCCATATAGGCCATCAAAGTTAGCTATTTCTTGCGCAGTAGGTTCGGAGATGCGAGTCAAGGTTTCTTGTGTGATACCTTGGTAGTTACTAATCGGTAGTTCACCAATTTGTAATGTACTTTCATCTACGAACAACGGACCATAACCCCATACGAGCAACATACGCAGGTAGGATTCTTTACCATCAGAACTAAACAGATTATATGTATTGGCACCCAATGGTGGAGTCAATCGCACACGACCCAGTACAAAAGGAATAGCACCATACGGTGTTGCTTGGTTAGCGCCGCCATTAATAATCAGTTGACTCTCAGCTGATCCGGGGTTATTTGCAGAACCAGATGAACCTTGAGGTTGACGTACAGGAGCTACAGCATCTACAAGCGCCATACCTACTGCAGTTAGACCTAGACTGACAATAGCACCACCGGCAGCACTTGTTGCTGCAAAACCTAATGCACTATTAACAGCAGTTCCCCATGTAGCTGCAAAACCACCGGGACCAGTAGCCGCAATTACAGCTACAGCTACTGCCAAGTTGAGTACAGTGCGCAGACCCCCATCGTTTTGGGCGACCACTCGGTATTCAACTACGTCAGTATCCTTGAGTACGGTAACACCCTTCATTTCTTCAGGAATTCTTACACCGTTAACAAAGATATTCAGCAGAGGTTTATAGCTCTCTGCAATATTGTATTCTTTCAGTACCCAGTCTTGCAACTGCAGTACATTAGTACCTGCAGGAATAGATGTAGTAATGCGCTCAGTACGCAACGGATGCGGGATACCATTCAGTACTACGGAATTCTTTGGACTGTACTTATAACTACCAACAAACCGAGTCTTCCACTTGGAGCTATCAAAGCGCTCTATAGCGGAGTTATAACCAATACGAGCATGGATGAACCGCTCGGAGTCAATAGCAAGGCCAATATGAGCTTCAATACCGAGGATGCGGAAGATGACCACATCACCAGCTTGGATATTAGCGGAAGGTTCCCAACCTTCTTTATATTGCGCGATTAGTTCTTGAGTGCGATTAGCATCAATACCATCTTCTGCAAAGCTGGGTAGGGTAATACCCAGTTCGTTCTTGTAGATCAGGTAAACAAGCCCATAGCAATCTACGGACTGCATATCACGACCGTTTACCTCGTACTTAATGCCGACGTACTTCTCTACATTTAGCTCTTTTGTTTGTTTTGCAAGTTGCATGTCGGTTCTTTCATACGTTGATTGTTTAGAATAATCCGGGGAATAAAAATGGTGTAAATGAATGTGTCGGGAACCCCTCCAGATCATAGTTGATCATACTAAGGTTACCAGAGACTGATTCAGCATTATACGTGATTCCTGTCAAGTAGAACTCACTGAATGATGCTTCTACAACATTCGGTGTACTACTTAGCACCAGTTCAAGTTTAATACTTGGAGGACCGTTCAACTGCCGTATCAGCGGCATTATATAACGAGTCACATCACTGATTGTAATACTGCAGGTAGGTGCTTGATCATCACTTTCAGTAGGAAGAGAGATGTTCAAAGGTAAGAACACAAAGCTCTCACCTCGGCTAACTACACCGTAGACTACATCATCATCTGTTTCGCTGATGCGCTGAGTATAACCATCTGACAACCTAGCAATCACGTTACTTGGATTACTAGGGTCATAGATCGTCAACAGCATGTACAGATCACTATCGGATTCAGGGGAGAATACCGCCCGAATCGCTGCAGGTGACATTGTACCTAAGCGGCTCACGGTAGAATCTCCATTTGAAGTTGCACTGAATACCTCACGGGTGAAATGTAACTCAGGGTATACAAATCACCACCACTCTGAGGAATGATCCGTGCTTCAACTACTGTCAGCAAACGAGGATGAGTCCACCCAAATCTAGCCACGCCTTGAAGAGTATTCTTAACGAAATCCTCAAAGATTGGAACTTGGGTATTACTCATTGTAAATGTAAGCTGAAGTACTTGCGGTTTATTACCGCGCTTTCTTTGTTTAGCTGGTCCTGCATCCGTCGCAGTTCTCAAGACATTTACCCCACCTGTTTCAGTGTAGTTAGTATCAGGGAACTGCGGTAGGGTTGCAGGCCATACGTAAGCGTAGGCCATGCTTTCTCCTTATCGTCTAATTAGTTGTGGTCGTTGACCGTATGTACTCTGCATGCTCTTCTGAACCGCGCTACCGCTTCTAGCGATTTCACCAGAAATCATCTCGCCAATTGTAACATTGATTTTACGGTTACCGCGACTATCTGTAGTTTCAGTAGTTGTTGCTTTCTCGGAGCCGTAGTTGTTGATGACAACTTCCACGTTAGAACCGGAAGAACTACCACCTGTAACAGCTACACCCAGAGAACCGTTTGCGTCGCGTTTAAGGGGCATTACAGCCTCTGCGCCTGCTTCACCAAGTACACCTAGTCCACCGGAGTGTCCGAACATTGTAGGGCCATCAAAGACACCACCCTTGGCATACATTTGCACACCATTGTTCCATGCACCACCGTTAGCTTGAGCAATCAGACCAGTTCCACCACCCATACTAGCCAAACCAGAACCACCGGAGGTCAGAGCATATTGACTAGAGCCAGTAGTCGAACTACCTTTGAAGTAACCGACAGCTGCACTAATACCCATATCCAACAAACCAGATACTTGCTTCTGAATCTGCAGTTTAATGAGATCATAGATCATACTCTTGACCATGTTACCAAAACTGCTAGTCAAATCTTCAAAGGAAGACTTGCCTGTCTTAGCAAAGTTAACAAACTGATCACCGACAGCTTCACCGAAACTCTTGGATAAGTTCTTCAGTGCATCGAAACCAGCTGCGTACATTTGATAAGTCTGAGTCTGCAAGTATTTCTCTCTGTCGTACACATCCTTAGCAATCATCTTACGACGATCTGCCACATCCTGTGCAGCATCAATCATACCTTGATACTCTCGTGAACCTTCAAACTTTTTAGCGTCAGCTATAGCCTTTTCATAATCCGCATCAGAATCAGCAAGGGACTTTTTGAACTTGCTTAGAGATTGCAACGCAGCCTTCTCTTCGTCAGTCTTAAAGTCAATGTTGTATTCGTCAGCAGTAGCTTTGCGTTGTGCTTCCAAATCAGCAACAGTTTTACCGTAGTTAGCTAACACAGATTCATAGGCTTTGTACGCTGGAGTCAATTTGTTTAAAGCATCAAGTGCTTCTCTGAATTGAACAGCATCAATATCACCAGAACCAAGCATCTGCATCAGTCGCTCAGTGCCTTGAGTGTAATCCTTAGTTAGACCTTCGCTACGACCCATTACTGAGTTCAACCATTCCTGATTATCTGCTCGTTTCTTAGCGACTTCGGCTGCTTCTTTTTCTTGCTGAATATAGAAAGGTTGTTGTTTCACCAAGTGATTAACAGCTTCGTTATACTGCTCTTGACTTTTTTTACCAGCATCACGAGCAATCATCAAGCTCAAAATTGCATCATTGAACTCTTTATTGTAACCTGAACTCTTATTCAGAATATCATTGTATCTTTCAATAGACTCGTTCAATTCGCGCTGCGCTTTATTTTCAGCCTTCTTATTCTCAGAAGCCTTGGATTTATCCCACTCCCGACCTGCTGTTGTAGAAATAGTAGCAACCTCAGATGCACTCAGCGCACCACCTGCTGCTTTACGCAGTTTAGCTTCTTGTTCAATTGCTGCGTTAATCGCTTGTTGACGAGTGTACGTAGCCTTATCCAAAGCCTCTTGCTTTTCTTTGTACTCCTTCTCAAAGCGCATCTTGTCTTTGAGAACCTCTGCTCCTTTAGACTGCTCTTCAGTGAGTTTCTTCTCCGCTGCAGATTTAGCGTCTATATCCTGAAGTTGTTTACTAAATGCGTCAGCAGTTGCATTTAGCTGATTCAATAATTTAGGATCACCCTTTATTCCGAACTTTTCGAGTAACTTCAAATTATCCTGAACTCGGGTTATCTCCTGTTGCGTCTTAATCAAATCACCTTGTAACTGCTCTTTAATTGGTGTACTGTACTGAGTCCCCTTGATGGCGTCCCACATACCAGTCCACGACTTACTGAACCAATTCATCACTTCACCTAGCGAACTAAGTTCGGTTTTGATTCTATTTGATTGAGCAATCTGCGTATCCGCACTAATTTTCATTGCTAGAGCAACTGCCGCAGCTTTATCACCTTGCTTCTCAAGAGCAATAACAGCTTCAATAGAAGTAGTCGAAATTAGACCGGACGCTTTGGCTAGTTCAATCAATGCATCAACAGGTTTATCTTTCAACTTAGCGAAATGCTTAACAGTCTCTTCAATGGCTACACCAGCATCCTTCTGCATCTTAACAGCAGTGGTTGCAACCAGAGAAATTTCCTTGGAAAGAAAACCGCCCTCTTTAGCCATAGCTTGTATTACATCAATGGCTTTACTTGTACTGATCCCAATATCATTAAGAGAATTTGCGTAAGCAATAGCGGATTCCTTATTCAGGCCCATTGAACCACCTGTCAGTGCAAGTGACTTAGATAGTGCATCTTCCTGTTTGGACACTTGAAACGCAGCAATACCAAGTGTTGTCAATCCAACGGCAATTGCTACAAGTGCAGCAACTACTGGGTTACCCACTAACTTAATAAAAGCCACGTTCAATGCTGCGATAGCATCTTTAAAAGAACCACTTGCTGTAGCACCTGCGTCCATACTGGCTTTGAAAGCCGTGAATGGACCAGTAACTAAACCGAGTACGTTATTACCCAAAGTCATAAGCGCACCACCTAGCACAGAACTCATTGCCACGGCAGTATCTTTAACACTCTTGATTGTATCAGTAAATGCATTGCGCATTACAGCACGGAGAGCTTCACCTTGCACACCAGTTTGAGCAATCAAACCTCTGATCTGATCACCCTGTTGCAACAGCACAGTGAGGGGGTTCTGACCAGCAGCAAGCGAAACAGCAACGTCACCAATCTGAGGTTGCAAAGCACGAGTCAGGAATTTACCTTGACGGTCTTCTTCAATCTTTTGAATAGCACTTTGTTGCTTGCGGTACGTATCGAGTTTAGCAGCAGCCGCTTCACCAGTAATACCAGCTTTAGCTAAGTTGCGCTCGTAGTTAGCGACACTTCTAGCAGCTTTCTCAGATACTTCTACATTCTTATCTTGCACTTGATTAAGAGTATTCAATACAGAAGTCATTCTGGACTCTTCAACCGCCAACCGTTTAATGGCCTGTTCGCGTTCACGGACTGATTGCACGTCAGCTTTACCATTAGTCTTGCTTTGCATAGTGTAGTATTTAACTACTGCACTATCCATCATGGTAGCTTCAGCTTTCATCCGTGCTTCAAGAGCTTTCTGCTTTTGCTGTTCGTTCTTATAGAACAACTGCACAGCATTGTCACCAGCGGTAGCTTCCATGCGCATTCTGTTAGCAAGAGCTTTCGCTTTATCTGCTTCTGAATTTTGGTATAACTTCACAGCGTCGTTCATCATTGTAGCTTGAGCCTGTAGGTTAGCGGCAAGCAAACGCTCATTGTCTCTCAGGGTCTTATTGCGCAGTGATTCGGCTTGCTCCAATGCATTAGCTGCAGCAGCAACCTTCAGATATTCATTGCGGTTCTCAGCGAGTAACTGATTAAACTTCTCGACGCCTGCTGCGCTCTTTGGGTCCATGCCCAATTCAAGCACTTTACCTTTTACTTCTGCACTGATTCTACTATACTCGGACAACTGCTTAGTACTCAGTGAGATTCCTCTTTGAGCTAATTCTGCACGTTGATTGAGCCTGTCGAATTCAGCACTCACGCTTCTGATTGCACCTACAGATGCATCGAAAGGGTCTTTAGTGAGTTCCTTAATCTTTTCCAGTTCAGCGATGAAGGGTTGCAATGCATCCTCAGCTGCACCATAACTACGAGCTTGTTGTAGGATTGCAGCTTCACCTTTGGTAAATCCTTTAACCAGATCACCATATTGGTTATTAAGTTTCTGAAGCAATTTCTCCAATGGGGAGATTTTCTTTTCGGTATCTTCCGCTGCATCACCCACTTCGGTCTGACTCTTAGCAGCTTTCTTGGCAGCTTTCTCTTGAGTAACTTGTGCCTTACCCAATTCAGATGTACGTTGTTGAACCTTACCTAGAAGGTCAACTGCTTCTTTTAGTTCTGCGGTATTAACCGCAAACTTTAGTTCTGATAATTCCATATTAACCTCTTTGGTTGTGTCTAGCCATTCTTTTTAAATACGCGTAGTTAATTCAATGCGCACTTAAAAAGAAGCCCTCTTTCGAGGGCCAATTTTTATCGTTGTTATTTCTTCTTGTTAGCTTTAGCAGCTTCTTCTGCATGAAGATTCATTAATGTAGCGTCGAAGTACTTAATGATTTCAATTTCCCACGGTTGTAATTCAACTTGGTTTGTGATGCAGTAGCTTAGTATCTCAGTGTAGCTCAAAGGTTCCGCTGAATAACCAGTGCTAGTTCGACTTGAGTTCAGTGCTCTGAAATCAGCCCAGATATGACTGAGCGATTCCGGCATTTCAACTAGTTCATCTAGTTCTTTTGGTCTGTGACCAGTTTGTCTCCAGACACTTTCTAGTTTAGCTTTATTTGAACTTGCACCTGATCCTAATCTAAACTCCTGCTTTAAATAAGCAAGAGCTTCCTCTAAATCATTTGGGTCGAAAGTTAGTTACGTCACTCGCCTCCTGCACGATAGCTTCACGAATCCATGCGTGAGCAGTCAGTACAGCTTCAGCTTTCTCCTTGGTAAATGCAACGGGTTTACCTTCTTCGGTAATACCTTCCCAACCGACCAAACGAATCAATGCGGATTCAACTGCCAGTTCTTCAGCTTCTTGCAGGGACATATCATCCACGTCTTTACCTTTGCGACGAGCCATGAGTTGCTTCTGTTGAAACTCGGTGAACTTGCGGCGGCTGTATGCTTTAACAGTAGGGGACAGATCACCGAGGATAGTCAGCTTTGCACCGGAGGGTTCACCAGTGGGCAGCACCAGTTCAAAGGTATGTCCAGCTTCAGCGGACTTGGAGAAATCTTGTTTTACAATATCAAATGACATGAGGTTCCTTTCGGGTTGTTAGTAATGCTAGCTCCTTGAATTCATCAAAGTAGATACTCATTTTATCATGTATAATCTTTGTTGTCAAGGAAAGCCGAAGGATTTCCGCTTTGTCAAGATAAGATAGCGCAAACAAGAAAACCCCGCAACCTTTCGGCTACGGGGGTCAACTTAAGTTAGATTAAGCCAAGGAGTCTTGAATCACGATGGTAGTGAACTCAGAAGCAGTACCAGTACCGCCATTAATTGCCAGCAGAGCTTGGAAATCGCAGGACATGGTGATACCTGCATCAGATTCGGACTTATCAGCACTGTTCAACTTAGCACGAGGAATGCTGATGCTCACGAACTCAGCGTTTGCAGCATTAGTGGTGCTCATTGCAAACACGAGAGACACTTCGGTCTCATCCTTGAATGCATTCTTGACGGACGCATCAGTGAAGTACAAACTCACAGAACCATCAACCATTGCTTTACCGTCGATACTCTCAGCGATGCTGTTAGAACCCAACACGGTAGTATTTGCGATACCACGGTCGATATTGATGGAAGCGTCAGTGATCACTGCAACGGGCAAACCGTTAAACACAACCACACCATTCACACCAGCAAACACACCAGAAGTACCTTGAGCGGTAGGAGATGTGAAGTACTGACTAGTACCTGTCTGGGTGAGGTCTTTGCCCATAAAACCGAAGTCTAGGGTCGCCATACCAGTAGCAGGGATACTCACACCAATGCTGTTAACCTTGCAACCTGTGAACACTTCGGACTGAGCAATGTCAGCATAGAACTCTTCAACAGTGAAGGAATCAGATGTATGACCAGTTTGAGGAACGAATGTTTTCTTACCAGCAACACTAAACGATACAGCAGTACCGGCAGCAGGAGTCATGGTAGAACCGTTCAGAACAGACACAGTAGCTACAGTAGCAGTCAGTGCAGTAATCAGCAAGTTCTTATTCAAGCAGTCAGCGTTCAGACCGGTAGCGACAGTAATGCGAGTAACATCACCAACCTTGAAACCGTCAGTCAGGTAAGAACCTGCACCACGAGTCAGTGTATACTGCAGACCAGAGGCAGCAATAGTAATTGCAGCACCAGTGATAGCTACACCAGCTACGAATGCTTTAGCGAGAGCTGCAGCAAACAGATCGGAGTAAGAACCGGGAGAAAACTCACCATTCAACGAACCTTCGGCGCTACGTACACCGTGCCGGAAATCAGCCATTTGATAGTCTTGGCGCACTTCATCGCTGGAATACGTGGACTTGACCAAGTTAAAATTAGAAGTTACGCGACGAAGCAATCGAGCGCCTGTAGCACCAGCAAGGACACCGTAGGCACCTTCTTTTTTGATAGCTACTACCTTGCTGATATTTTTTGAAATTGCCATTTTATTTATTCCTATTCAATTTGTAAAATTATTTTGATTTACAACTATCAAAGTGGTGTCGAACCATTGCCGCTTTGAAAGAAGACTGTTTACCGCAGTGAGGACAAGTTAAAACTGGCTGCGAATCCCAGTACTCTCTCAATTGCTCTTTACGTTCTGCATCCCACTGCAGTTTCTCTGGGTCTTGCCCAGCCGCTATATTTCTTTTCTGCTCGTCGGTTCTGCGCTTACCGTAGTTGAAATGAGCCTCACCAGTGACGTTGAAATATTTACTCTTTTCGCCTTTTTGGGATTCAGACAACAAACGCTTAGATTCTTCAGTGTGCTTCTTACCCAAGAACGAAGGTTTTCTCCCTTGTTCATAACTTAACTTCTGAGCTTCTGATATACGTTTTCGAGTTTCGGCAGATTTGACCCTACCTTTGTTAGCAGCACTTACAGCGTCTTTTTGTTTCTGTGTTCTAGGTAATCGCGTACCTTCACCACCGTCTGATAAATTACAGAGTACACCAAGTCTATCAATTTTCTTTCCGTATAACATAATGAGGCTTCGCTCACCGTGCTCTAATTCTATTCTGGAGTGGAAGTGCCCAACTATACAGATGGTAACTTCTCTACCCTCTCGCAACATCTTACGCATTTTACGACGAAGTAAAACATTTACACGCTTTGCGTGAATATTGAAATGCTCGTATACACGCTTCCAGTTATTAGATACACCTACGTATATTGGTGTGTCACCGTCCATTAACATGTAAATGTGGTGCTTAAGAGAATGATTTCTCAAGTACTTACCAGCTTCAAATCTGGTGTTAAATTTAATCATTGTGTTCATATTATTCCTAGTAAATAATGCCTAGATGAAAGAACTAGGAAGACACTCTAGGAAGTGTCTTGTCGGGTGCCCCCTATCCTATTCTGTAATTATACCATAACTCCAGCAGAATACTGAATAATCACCGGCACTATGACTCTATCACCTGCGATAGTACTGCCTGCAATCTGAGGTGTTCTGAGGATATTAACCTCGATTGCACCTTCTGTTAATGTAGTTCCTCTAGCGAAATGCTTTTGAACTAACTCTGCTCTTTCGAGCACTTGCGATTCACCTTTATTACTAGGATAAGCTAGGAAGATTTGGAATGATCCAACTTCTCTGTAATAAGAATCACCGAACGTGGGATTCTCAGGTTGTCTTGGGATAAGCTGCACTCTCTGATAGGGAATACCTTGAACGGGAGTAAAGCTAGCCGACGAATAGGCAGTAGCCAACGAAGGCATAGTATCCAGATGTTTCTGCAGTGCTTTCTTAATTAGAACGATTGACATACTTTCCTTTATTATCTACTTGCGTCGTAGTATGTTTTCATGTCCATGCGATATATGTCCGATATGACTTGCATAGCAGGGCCGCTAATACCATCAGGTGCTTGCGTAGAACTACCAGCTTCCAGTGCTGAATAACCCGGACCTTCTGCACCGATGAAGAACTTATCACCGATTGCATAGTACGCTTCTACGTCCATTTGCAGGTCTTCCGCAGCAGTTAGTTCGTCCACTACGATAGGTACAAACTGAAAGTTACCACTTTCGCTATATCCGAACGCACCTCTATGGAATCCAACTTCAATATCATCTCCACCACCGATGCCAAAGCGATCGTTTCGCTTGGAGTACAATTCGTAGTACGCCTTCTGTGGACCGTTAGCTGCTAACTCACCAGCATCAATACTAGCTTGATCACCGATTGGTGTTTTCTCTTGGATTGCTCTGGTAGCGGCATAAGCAAACATACTTACCATACCTCTGAGTTTGCGTTCAACCTCAGTTTTATAGTCAAGTATTTCACTAGCTACTTCATTTGCGTTACTGACTTTGACTGACATGCTAGGAACTCCTATAAGCCTCTACAGGCTGTTATTTATTAAGAGACTACGCACGTATCAAACTGCAGCTAAAACCCTGTATAGAACGATCTGAGCGCCTGCCGAGTGGCTTTGTACGCTGTCGACCTTGTATGTCTTACCACCGAAGATTATTAGGTCAGCAGGACTAGGTGCAAAGCCAAGATTAAAGGCTAGTATGTAGAATAACCCTGAGTCTCTACCAATCATATTTGGATAGTTGAACTGACTAGCTTTAATGTGCTTCATGTACATCTTTACGCTGTAATCAGTTTCTGCATTAACTACGCTATCGGTTTCAATATTGTAGGCACCTTCTGTAATCACTCTGTACGTCGCCAAAGAACCATGACGGTCAATAGCTCGTGCAGTAGCTTGCATGAATGCATTACTCATATTAGATTACGAAAGGGTTAGTCAGAGAGCTATTGCTATAACTACTCGGAGCATTGGGTGTTTTAACTGCGTTGTTATCCAATGTGTCAATGTTACTTTGCATATCGGATAAGCTGATACCGCTTGCGTAGGCTGTAGCTGAGGTCATTAGAGGGTTTAGCTCCGGTGAACGCAGGAATAGCTGCAATGCTAGGCGGTAAGCCTCGGCAGTCTTATGACCGCCTGTAACGGAGAATATATCGACACTTTCACTGCCCCGTTGCGACAGAATCAGCAGGATTGTTTTAGCTGCGTCGAGTGAAGCGCGGGTTACATTGTCATTATGCTTTTGCAGAAAGTGATCGTAGGATGCGTCGTCCAGTAATGGGAATGCAGCGTCCATATCTGCTACGTTTAGTCTGCATTGCTGAATAAGTGTTAGTGCCATATTATCCTTTATGTTCCGTGACGCTCGGTATAACCAGCACCTTGTTCATTTAATTCTTTGATCTTTTGTTCGCGCCATTCGCATGCAAGTCTGAATGCTTGTTCTTCAGACATGTTAAAACAACTGAATTCTTTAGTAACCAACTTACTGTTCGGCTGATAATGAGCTACGTACTGTGCGTAATTCAGTCGCGTCCGTTTAACCCTGCTTACACCAACCACACCTGTAATGGTGGACGAAGATGCTGACGAATTTCTAGCATTAATCTCATGAGTAACTTGTCGCAAATTCTCGATTTTATTGTTCAGAGCATTACCGTCAATATGGTCTATCACATGATCTGAGGATATGTCATGGTGTAATGCATAAACTAAACGATGCACGTAAAAAGCAATACCTCGACTACGAAGTACGTATCTCTTACCTAATCCAGAAGAAGTTTCTTTTTCTATACCGGCAATATCACCGATGTACTTGTAGACTCTACCGTTAGTACCTACAACCTCTTTTGCGTATCTCAAGCATGTTGGACTAGTTTCATCATAGTAGACGAAAGACAGAACATCTGAATCAATGTCTTTGGTTTTCGTTCTGATGTTTTTATTGACCAAATTAGGTAATGTTTCAATAAGTTCCTGCTCTATTAAGTAAGCAGATGAACTGGTCAAGTGTTGAGCATGAAACTCCACAGTGTATCCTTTTTCGGCTACAACCTGCCAATCTCGGCCTCTACTGGTCTTAGAAGAGTGACGGAGACCTCTGCCTTTACCCACGTAAAATATGGCGTTATCTACTTTTGATCGATGAAGATAAACGTAATAGTCTTCTTTATTATTCATTATTATTCCTAATAAGTATTCACTGATAAGAGTGAGCAGGAGGGTGAATAGTCCTCTTTTCCCTCCGTCGAGGTAGCTCAATCGTAATTCTACCATAACCTACTGCATTTAACAATAGGTTAGAATAGAACGCCTCCACTTAAGGAGGCTAATTCATCTTAGTTGCTCGAAATCAAGCGAGTCACGGCAGCAGGACGACGCACCAAAGCGAGGTGGTTCATCTCGGATTCCAAACTCAGACCTTCATCTTTGGCGTCCCTGTACTGGAACACGTACATTTCTTCACCCAAAGTATTCACAAGGCTACTTTTGTTGGCTGGGCTGAAGTAAGACACGAAAGTGTCTTGCGTACCCATAGGCACAGAGTATGCTTCACCTGCAGGAATGTAACGCTGACCGTTAACGGAACCGCGATATTCAACGAAGTCCATACCTTGATGATTGAAACGACGATACACACCAGTACCCAAACGATTGCGCAAAGGCTCTTGTGTAGAAGTGTAGTACTTGTATGCGTCCTTGACGGATGCGTGGTTAATCAACTTGGTGAAGAACTCAGGAGAGCACAGTACGGTCACGGAGGTAACCACTTCACCGGACAGGATGTTGTCCTGAGTGTGAGCGATAACTTCTTCGATCTTAGCACCGAGGTCAGTAGTGGAAGTACCCAACACGAAGTCAGTGTCCTTACGGGTGATGCCGAAGCTGGTGTAATAGGAATCGACAACTGTACCGGACGGTGCGTAGACGGCTCCGTTGGTGATTGCGAAAGCACGAGCAGCTTCCATAGTCACTGCGTAATTACGACGGATGCGTTCCAGCTTACGAGCCACAACAGCAGCTTCGGTGTCAGCTTGGTCAGTACCATAACCGCGCTTACCTTGCAAGTCCTGTGGAGTAACTTGGTCAGCGTCATTAAAGTGAGGGATAGAGAACGCACGAATGTTACGTGTGTCATCCTTGTTCACGGTGGTGCGGTTACCACGATACGAGTCAGGGATAACGCTCAGAGTACCGGAAGTAGCTTCCACGGTCACGGTGTGCTGGGTAACTGGCTCGGACTTAAACAGACCCATTTCACCGATCAAACCAAATTGATTAGGAATCAGATTAAGTTCTTCGGTCAGATCGACCATTTCAAATGGTTTGTCAAAACTGCGGATAGTTGCCATGATATATTTTCCTTATTTATTATTGTTGGTTGCGGATATTAAACAGCGTCGTTAACTTGGATACCCTTGGCTTCCAAAGATGCGTACACCACACCGCGCTTAGTGTCGTCGTTGTATGTTGCATCCAGAATCAAACCAGATTTAGACACGATAGCTGGACCTTTGATCAGCACCAAAACTTTAGCGTCAGTGTTCAACAGAGGGGTCACTTCTTGAATCACAATTGCATCAGCAGTTTGCGAACCGTCAACAGCAGATTGAACAGCGACTTTGTACTTACCGTTAGCAGTAACCTTACCCAGCACAGCGCCGATTTTCAGTTCACCAGCAGTACCATTGTAAGTAACAACAGCGCGAGTATAGCCAGCGTCAGGCCAGAGTTCAGCTTTTACAGTGTTGCTGAAGCGAAAGTTTTCAGTAAAGAGTGGAGTGCTCATTTTATATTCCTTTGTGAATTATTATTTAAATTATTTACCAGCGAGGCGGGACTTGAGAACTCGCGCTACAGCAGATTCTTTAGGGGCTTCTTCAGTTTCAATCTGCACACCCTTTTCAACGAACAAATCGGACTTGTCAGCCAGTGCTTGCAACTCGGAGAGAGCTTTCACAACAGCTTGGAACTCGGATTCATCTTCAACCAAGCCAGCAGCCTTGAACAGAACTTCAGCCTTAGCTTCATCCTTCACAGCACCTTTGACTTGCTCGAAACGTGCTTTACGCACAGCTTCTTTCTTTTCTGCTTCAAACGCTTTGACTAGATCAAGAGCTTTCTGCAATTCGACTTTTTGGTCTTCCATCTGTTTCTGAATGGATTCCAAAGCCGATTTCTCAACCATCTCTACAGACGCTACTTGCGGTTCTGCTTTGACTTCTTTGGTCATACTTTTTCCTTTATTAACGGTTTCAGAAGGTTCAACCTTCGCTTCAGTCTTTTCATCCGATTGTTCAGCTTTCGCTACGGCTTCGGTTGAGCCTTCATCTGCTGCAGCTATAGGAGCTACTGCGGAATTCTTTTCTTTCTCGATCTTCTTAAATGCTTTTTCAAGTTTAGCTTGATCATTGAGCATCGAGAGATATTGATCGGGAGTTAGAGTAGATAGTACATCTGGGATACTCTCAGCGTCATATAGAGACTTGAGTACTTCGATAGCTTCTACTTTAGATGTAATGTAGTCTTCATAACTAGCAACGTCAGATTCGTCCATATCTTCTTTAGCGGTATCAAAACCAAGAGCACGAGCTAGAACTTCTGCTTCGTCATGGTATAGTCCGTAGAAGGTTTGGAGGAATTCTTCGATCTCCATTGTGACCTTGATCTTTGTTGCTTTCTCTACAAAGTCGTCTGGAAACTGTGCAGTCGATTTTAGAACCAAAGAATAGTTTGCGCCATTTGCACCGCCACCTTGCTCCTTAGAGACTAGAGCCAAGTGTGCACCTTCTGCACTGAAATCAATGGACTTTAGATTTCTCTTTGTTTTGCGTTTTTCAGTCATGTTGTACCTTTCCTTTTCCAACCACTAGCTGATTTGCGAGGGTTAGTTTTGTAAAATAACTTCTTAATCAGGCCACCGTCTACACCGAAGTGCGTCACAAGATACTGCCTTGTACAGGTTATTTCAAAGCCGTCAGATAGTCGTATGAATGTGTATTCGTTTTTATCAGCGAATGGATTTTTATCCCCCTTGAATACACCTAGTTTTGCTTGTCTAAACTTTTCTCTGTGTTCTTCCGAGTACTGATATACCTTTGTGTCAGGTAATTTAAGACCCTTATTCCAAGGAGTCCTACCTCGTAGTGAATCACCAATTCGTAGTCGCTGTTCGTCTGTAAACTGCAGTCCACATGGACCTTCGCCACCGTCAGTTAAGTTAGTTAGAGCATAACCGAAGTATTTAAATTCAGTTATAGTGTCCTTTTCGCACTGAAATGCCTCAGCTTCTTTCAAGTTGTCAAAAACTACTTCAACAATAACACCATGTTTATTGGCAACGCTTTTCCAGTAATTATTTCTACCACTAAAATCCCAAGCGCGATTATCGGACCCCTTGCCCACGTAGAATGGTTTGTTATCGGACAATCGACGATGAACGTACACGTAAAATTTATTCATTCACAACCTCTACAGATGCCACAGCACCGATAGATACTGCACAGATTTCACCACTCTTAATTAACGACCAGACGGTATCATCTGTGACTTGCAACGTGCAGAGCCAAGTACCAGCCTTAACGAGGTGTTCATTCAGGATAAAATCTACAGGTGCAATGTAACTTTCGATTATGGAAAACGTATCAGTTTCAACCATGTGAAACAAGTTAGCTTTCATGCAGTGCTGATTGAAGTTATGACACGCTTTGCGAACTTCAGCTATGGAAGTTTCATCGCCATGCATGTCGGCCTCTTCAGGAATCATTACTACATAAGTAACCTGCATCAACTCTTCATTCACAGCCTTACTAATAGGAAGATTAATTCCTTTTAGCTCGTCCTCTTTATTAATCTGTTCTTCCGTAATCTCTTTGCGATAACTCTTCAGGATACCTGCTTGCTTGAGGATCATTCGACTCCAAGCTAAAGCGCTAGTACCACCGGCAGCTAGAAACGCAGCAGACTCAGCAGTTAAACCACCACCTTCTACTCGTTTCATTGGGTCGTAGCTTTCTTCAGCTTTAACCAAGTAAACGTAGAGTTTCTTTACGTCATCCAAGGAGCATTCACTCTTGGTAATACTCTCGTATAGCGCACTAGTTCTATTCAGAACTGATTCAGCACTAAGAGACTTAGATTGCTTCAGAAGGTTGATACCTCTGATAGCGTTGTTCTGAATAGCTTGAGTAGGTCTATACATTTTGTTTTCTTTATTGTCCATAGAACCCTTATTTCAATCAAACTTAATAATAATTATATCACAGTTACATCGTGAAGTCAAGTGAACTGATATAATCGGACTATTTCGATTTACCCTGAGCGTACTCTCTGGAGTTTCTACAACCAGTACTTCGGTAGTAATCCAGCACTTTCTTAAGGCGTTTAACGTATACTTGCTTGGGGTTATACCTTTGCAGATACATCCGATAAAGCAGCAGATGACTTACGTAATGCTCTCGGTGAGTCAGGTTGACCTTGATATGGTTATCACCGAATACACAGACAGGGAACACATGGTGGGCTTCGGTTAGACCTTTGTGATGCACCGCGTGTAACCTATCTTGGATTAATCTTGTGTAAATTCTGCTGTACTTATTTAAAGGTAATGCTGAATACGATAGTTCTGTCATGCTGCGAGAAGTACAACTCTGTTATTCGCAGGAAGTACTAACTCTTGACTTGCACTCTGATATACTATCCTGCGCAAAATCACTTCATATTCGACTAACCTACTTCCTGCACTAAACGAATCACTGGATTCTGTTGCGTTCAACGAAGCGCGGACAACAACCTTACCCAAGGACTGAACGGAATCACTGGACTCTGTTGCGTTAACAGAACCTTTGATTATCACGTCAGACGCAGCGGAGAAACTATCCTGCGACTCGTTTGCTGCAGCGATGCCCTTTACGGTGACCTTACCTTGAACTAGAGAGCTATCAACACCTTCAGAACGAACTATAGAACCTCTAATACGTACAGCAGCTTGAATACTTGCTGTATCCTTAGCCTCAGTAGCACTCAGTACCCCGTTAGTTGTAGAACCAGCATTACCTTGAAACGAATCAGACTGCTCTGTCAGGTTAGCGTTAGCTTTAACTTGCAACTTAGCGAATGAGCTAATAACGTCAGGAGATTCTGTTCTACTAATGCCACCTTTAACAGTGACTTTAGCAGTAAATGCTGCAACGTCAACCGATTCGCCTCTGTTTAGTGCGCCTTTTACGATTACCTTGGCATTTACTGCTGCGGTATCGGAGGATTCACTTCTGGATAACGAACCCTTGACATGCAATTTAACCGTGCTTTGGAAACTATCCATAGCCTCGGTAGCAGATAAACTACCCGATGCAACTACAGGGATAGCTATTACACTGCCATTGGCAGAAATACTATCACCATCCTCTGTGCGATTAACAGTACCTTTGACAGTTAGCTTACCTGCAGATATTGCGTTATCGTTATTTTCAGTTCCTTGTAGAGTGCCTTTTACAACTAACTTAGCTGCAGCAGAAATACTATCCGCAACCTCAGTCTGGTTAATGAAACCTCTGACGATTACATCACCCTGAGATTGAAAGGTATCGGTTGCCTCAGTTCGTATTAAAGAACCCTTTACTACAACCTTAGCTTGTGAAGTTATACTATCATTGACTTCGGTAGCTTGCAGAGTACCTGACGCACCTACTGGTGCTGAACCTGCGGTTTCAAAGATAGCAGCATCGAATACAGCACTATCAAATGTAACAGCGCCAGTTCCACCGAATATAGCAGGATCAAATACTGCGCTATCAAATAATGAAGTTTGCATTTGAACCCTTGCTATTTATTAGTTGTCAGTCTCAATATAGATGGAAGAAATGTCCATACCTACAGCAAGAGCAGTGGCATTATTAGTTTTCCAAATCTGATGACCCAAGAAGGTAGAACTAGTTGGCACGGATGCGAACGTGCCAGACGCTGTAAACGCTGTACCTAGACGCCATACTTGCCATTGAATACCACCGCTGGCTGGGGCAAACATTGCAAATTCGTAAGCGTCAGTACTCAGACCGTTAGCTGGAAAGTTAGCACCAAGATCAACAGCAGTACTTGCGGATGCGCCAGCAGCATATACAAACAGGTTATTACTAGTACTCAATTGACAGATACCTGCGCAATTTGTGAGAGTATTTGGTTCTACGTTAGTTGGTGCAGCAGTGTTGGACCATAGACCAGCAAACATACGCTCACCAGCAACAGCAGCGGCATTACTCGGAACGAAGCGCAGACGGTAGAAGAAACCACCTAATCCTGTACCGGCACCGGTTGTGTACTTGCTCTGTGCTTCCCTGATTCCGCAGAAACCTGCTGCAGTGGCTACAGAGACATACCCCAAACGGAGTAATCGTGTTGCGAAGTTGGTAGCCGCTACAACTCTTGCCGTAGCTGTACCCAATGCTGTCATAGCATTGATACCGTCAACAATAGGTGTAGTTGTAGTATTTCCCGGAGGTTGCCACAGACCAATTCTATTACTAGCAAAACTAGTCTGTAGAATACTATCTGATCCAGTAGGTCCAAGTTGAGCAAGTAGCATTTTACCTGCTCTATTCTGACCAAACAATGAAATCTGAGTAGCTATGGGAGCTACTGGAGTAGTAATACTTGGTAAATCAAGCTCTGCAGTAATCGTATGTTCACTATTCCAGCGATCCACAGATACTTGCTTTGTCGCATCATTAGTACCTGTAGCCACATAAGAATGTTTAATAGTCATAATTAAGCGTGAGTAATGGTTGCAGAAGTAATTGTGACAGTCTGACCAGTGGTAATACTAACGGAGTCAAGTACAATGTCAGTACCACTCAAACCTACGGTCAATCCTGTGATAACGTCAGTACCACCTGTAGCTGTACGAATACGAGCAGCGGCAGCAGTACCTGTGCTATCTGCAGACGTGTCAGAAGCAGGAGTAGTAAACGTCAGCACACCAGCGTTAACAGTACCAGCGGGGTTAGCAAGAGGGATAGTCGCCAAGATAGCTGCCATGCCAGCAGTACCAATTTCTAGTACACCTGTAGTACCAATGGCGGTAACCACAGCGCTCAGTCGGCTGTTCTTAACTGCAGTTGAATATGTAATCATGTAATTTCCTTTTTGTTATGCTAGATAATCAGTAGGTATATCCGAGCAGTGAGTGAGTTTGATAGAGAGGTAAGGACAGTTATGTCAATCTGATACCCTTGGAGCAGAGTACCTCCAACTATCTTAAATACAGCGTTGGTACTTGTGTTGGTTATATCGAGTATTGTTAAACCAGAAGGTGACGCTAGTACAGAAGTTGTACTAACTACGATCTCACCTTGCTGCAAGCGGTTGCTGAAATTAATACTTGTGCTGGCAGTTTCGGCAGCAGTCTTCTGCAAAGTAACATCCGTATATACAGCTTGTTGAGCTTTATTTTCCCAGATGTTAGTACTTGCGTTATACGCTAGGACTTGATCTTGCTGAGGATTAGTTATCTGTACATCAGTCAATTCGTCCAGAGTACTAGCCGATGCACCAGAAGATGAACCTGCACTAATCGACACATACTGCTCGATATTCTCCGAGACAGGTACTGGGTCAGTAACGATCTTTTGACCATCATCAAACTGCAGCAACAAACGTCCGTTCTTATCCCAAGTAGCAGAAACTAAACTTCGTTCTGAATCAGGTACTAGTGCATTCTTACCAAGGAACTCCTGTTTAATCCTAGGAGCAACACTAGGAAGCGCTGTAGCGACCTCAGAGCGCTTTTCCAGCAACATGGCTACGTGCTGTGGTACTTTAGGTTTAATCGGCTCCAAGGGTTGTTTCTGAGCCTTCTCGGTGCGTTCTACTGCAGTAGCCTGAGATAATCCCGAGAAGTAAGATTCATCGTCAGTTAAACCTCGGTTGATTGCGGAGGTATAGCCCGAGAGAAAGGCTTGCTTGGCTCTCAGGGATTTATTTAAGATAGCCGGAGGTAGCTCTTGCAGGTTGTATTTAATTATTGTCATTTGCAATGCTACCTCCTATTTATGCTGCATTATCTTGGTTAAGACTACTGCTATCAGCTCCTGTCACGGAGGTCGATGTACCTTCTCCAGCGGTTGCGAATCCGTCACCGGCTCTCGTCGTGCTATCTGTCAGTAGATCATCCTGCGGAGGAAGATCGTCAGGTAACGCATCCAGTCCTGCGGCAGTTCTAACTGCATTAAGTACTGCACGGTCTTTTTCAACCATACCTGTAGAAGCAACACGTTGCCAGAATTTACTAACTGTTTCCATGTCGATAGTGTGAAGGTTTTCGTAATCCAACGAACAAGCACGAGCGGGGTTGAAACCATTCAGTTCGTACAGTTGACGGATCACATCACGGTTGAAAGTTTCAACCAAACCATCCAACATACTCTCCACGTAGGAACCAGTCAAACTGTTCTTAATTTGACCAAGCGCAAAAGAACCCACTCCGCCTTGACCGAGTACAAGCACATCCCCAAAAAGCCCCGTGTAAATCTGATTCTGATAGAACTCTTTAACCTTACCTGTATCGAAGGATTTCTTACCATCGGAATTCAGGAGTGTCAACGAGAAGAGTTTAGTACGAGTTTCAGGATCGTGAGCACTTGGGAGAATAATACCTGATTGGGAGTTATTCTGAATGTTGCGAATGATATTCTTGAAGTTCTCGTAGATTGCCTTCTGCTCGGGGCTGGCATCAGCGGACATATACTGCGCTGGAATCTCCAGTACAGGTAGACCTTGCAGATCACGAGCTACACCCGCTGCTTCAATCTCTTGGATGACTGTAAGGTATCGCCATGCGAGATACACATCACGCAACGGGGATTTACCAAATGGATCACCGCGATTGCGACCTACGGTAATGTGAACGAACTTACTCTTGGGCAGTACTACGCGATTCTTCTGAGCACTGCTTGCATAACGCATGGAGTTAACACTGGACGTATTCTGCTCAACACCAAGGATTTCATTACCTTCTCTATCGTATATGAACTTTGTGATACTCTCTTGGTGCCGTAGGGCTAGCTTCTTCAGAGCAATCTTACCGTCATCGTAAAGACTACCGTTTGTCTTTGTGCGCTTGCGGAAGACTTTCTCATGCACGGAGAAACCGTAAATGTTTGAACTCAGAGCATCCTTGATGAAGTCACGGAAGGAATGATCCATATCACCCAAGCACTCATTGATGAATTCCGTTTGTTTCTTTTCTTCGTCAGTTGCATCCTTGGGAGGGATTACTCGCCAGTCAACCTTACTGATTAGATTGTCATACAAAGACAAGCATGAGTTAATTGCTGAGTGATAGCTCATTTCTTTGTAGGTGTAAACGGAACGAGGGAAGTTTAGCTCTTGCTTCATTTCCTCGTTGCTCACTCCGTTAAACAATTGCAAGCCCGAGTAACCAACGGAACCTAACTGAAAGCGCTCTGGTTTATCTAGAGGTGCAACAGCTTTTTCAACGGCTTGAGCCGATTGAGCGGTTGTTTGATTTTGTTTTGTTATAGCCATTAGTTAGGCTCCTTTAATTATGGGATTGTTACACCGCTTAATGGGATGCTACTGTTTGGATTTACGCTATAGGTGGGTGTCATGCTAAGGTCTGGGAGGGAGAATGACGGCAGTTCCAACGTCTGATTCAACGCTAGCACAGCATCGCTGCAGCAATCGCACATATCATCTCGCTCACCTCGCTTCAATCCTGTGAATTCTTCAAGTTCATTGAAAAATTCCTCGTTCCAATCCGCTCTGACTACATTCAGAAAACCTGCCTCTGCAATCGCAGAGAAAGCAAGGAAACGACTGCGCTTGGATTTATTAGGTCGGATCATCTTAGATGAAACACCCATTTCTGCCAAGTCTCTTTTCATTTCATTGGCTCGTGCGATACCTGCTTGACCCGGATCAATAGGATAACTAACTACTGTTGAGTTACCATCTGACCGTGCAGTGTTGTAAATTAGTTCCTGCACAACGTGCGGTCTATCTCGCAAGCTAACAATATCTTCAACGGTATAAATACCAGTATCATCTTTGGAAAGTAATACCCCACGAGTCCAGTCAGGATTCGGAGATTGAGTCGATACAGGTTGCGAAGCCAAGTCATACGCACGAACTCTTTTCTTAGCTCGGATATTCGGATGGTCAACCATAGTAACCATCGTGCGATTAAACAGACCGGCTTCTTCCTCACGAGCAGTCCAGCTGCCATCCAGGAAGATTCTTCGCTTAATCTCAGGTAAAGCCTTCAAGTTAGCGATATAGTCAGGGTTAGCTTTCAGCAGAGGTATATTCTGACTGATGTGAGCCTTAATTGCTCGGAAGCTTTGAACAGGTGAATCCTTACCGGAACCGTGAATAGCTTCTGCTTCTTTTCGATTGTCGTACCAGATCGGTTTGTTGTTCTGCAGTACGAAATAACGCTCTACGTTTGATTTATCATCGTAAGGTACACCGTATTCGTCAAGGTAGAACTCTTTGATCCAGTGATAAATACCGTGATTGTACATTGGGTTGGTGGCCCACATCATCTGCGGTACATAATCCACATTGGCGTTACGCAAACGACCAATCAACGGTAGGATCATTTCCTCAAATGGAAAGAGTGTAGCTTCATCGAAAATAATCAAACTGTACTGAGCACCGAGGTGACTCATAATATCCGATTGATACTGAAGGTGCGAGAACTTAATCTTAGCGTTTGTAGCAGGGATGTATATTTCCATCTCTCTGTTACGAATCTGAACACCCTTACCAAACATCTTCTTAAAGACCATCGTAGCTTCATCCCAGATACCACCGTTCTGCCGAAGCTGCGTACTGGTTCTGCGGAAGACTACAGCGGTAGTGTTCTTCTTTAAAGCAAATTTGACAAGGTTAATAATGATAGCGAACGTCTTACCTGCTCCAGCTGATCCGGCATATAGGGTAATCTTGGAATCAGACGATAAGAATTGCTCTTGTGGGACAGATGCTGGTGCTAGTGTAAATTGTTCTTCCATCTTATTCCTTTTATTTAAATGGGCAACTGTTTAGTTCTTGCAACAATGTATCTTTAGCTGACATTGGATAACATTCTGAAAATCCCCCTATTCGCATATAGTTGCGCATGAGACTCTTGTCCAGTTTCAAACTCTTATACTTAGAGTGAACCGCTTTTTCATAGTCTCGGGCTTGCTCACCTGTTTCAACAATAATGTCGCAGATGACCTCTGTTTTTGCTCCGTCAATAAGTCCGTATTCTTTTATTCTTTTACTTATTGAGTGTCCATAGCCAAATTTTAACCACTCATACCCCATAGACTCTACTTTAATCAGGTACAAACGACTCGGTAAGTCTAGCTTGGATTTCCCACATTCTCTACACGAATAGCTACCGATAATTGCGTGTTGAATGGACATGTGCTTCTCATGACCGCACGGTAATATAAAATACCTATGGTGCCGAATGTGTTCTTTTTTAGACTTATTTATTTTTAACCCAGATGTGTTTTCGACATCCTCGTCAATACATTTCCTGTAACAAATCGGACACCTTACAGTTCCTCGCAGCGACTCAACCGCCACAGCTTTTTCTAGTCCACAACATGCAAATTTACAGATGCGGTGTGATGTTTTAGATTTAACATCGAGTATAGTTAAATTGTTTTTAATAGCACCGCGTAAAAGCATTTCATTGAAACAGAGACTACATTGTAATTTATCTACACTTGATTTTACATTACATCTTGCCATTTTTCGGGTGTGACCGCACTCTGGAAAGTAGTAATTGTTGTAGGTACCGCAAGGGTGTTCATCTAGACAAATGACTCCTTTATCCAGAGCTTCCTGTTTTATTGAGCACTCTCGACATTCTATACAAGTGAAAGTACCAGCTTTCATATTTCGAAAAGATGTTGTCTTAGTATGACCACATTCTAAAATAAACTCGCCATTATCTTTGTCTAACTTACGCACAAACGTTGACTTAGTAAAATCTGCTTCAGTTTGGCGTTTTTCTTTGTAAATCAGGTCTGTAAAAATTCCCATAATATCCCTAAATAAACCCTAATAGTATAAATGATAGGACAATAAGCTAGGGAACTTACTTTCGACTGGCCGGTCTAGTCCTACATATAATTTGATTAACTTTCCAACACTTTCAAAGAAAATACAGGCGCGTTTTGCTGTTGCACTTCGGTACCTTCCGCTTCAGGGTCTTCTCCGTCATAAACATCAAGTGTAAGCTTTCTGTAAGCATCAATGAGAATTACCGCTGCCTTGAGACGGTTCATATCCGAGGTCTGCTCATTTTTCATTATGAGACTGGCCTGCATAACTGCATCCGAAATGTGAGGCTTAATCTTCCGCAGCAACATCATCAGTTCCCGCTCACGCAACTCCCTGTTAGTAGGCTTCTCACCCTTTGGAGCAGGCGGTCTACCGGCTTTATTAATACTGCCAGCTGGACCCTTCCAACCTGTCTTCTTTGGTTTTTCTTCTGGTTGAACTTGCGCTGCTTCTGGCATATTATCTCCTGTGCTTTCTTCATTATTCTAAATTAGTCCAGCTTACAATTTACTGGGTAAGTATTACGTTCTTACTGCTTGATATTCACGTTACAGATTTGCGTAAGTACTTGGCGGTACTTACCTCGGTTATCAGCCGATGAATCACGTTCCATAAGTTACGTGTTGACGCCTTCTACTTGCGTAGATAACCGATAACGTCAAGATCGGCCCTAAGGAGGTTCTTTAACTAATAACCGTGACTATCGCTACCATCATGGTAACCTTCAGTATCATCGTAAAATACAGCAGGTGTTTTACCATTGGGATGCAGCAATTGCTTGCGCTCAACCTCGTAGTCATCATCTTGGATGACAATAGGCAAAGTGCAATAGCAGTTCTGACAGGTATTACTGTCGTTGTGCCAAGCGTTAGTGCGGAAATACTCTCCGCATGATACACAGATAGTCATAGTTAAAGACGACAACTTTCTTGGAGTTGTCGCCATGTTTGTTATTCTTATTATTTGATGTTATTGCTGGTTACGGTTCCAGCCTAGAGAAATACCTGCAGTAAAAGGAGTTAATTTAAACCCGCAAGCGAACCCTAGCGATTCAAAGCAAGTAGTCTAATATCCGTTGCAACCGAGAGCAGCCACGATGCGCTTAATGCAGCATTTTACTCCTAGTTTGGATTATTATTTACTCGCTAGATTGTATTATAGCACGAACCTATTGTTAAGTCAAGAGTAATCTAAGGCTTAATTAAAGGTTCAGTTGTGATTGCACGGAGTATTACCACACCTACTGCAATAGCGATACCCGCATACATTTGGTATATAGGTGACACAGGTAATAGAAACACAAAGCCTTGCAATACGGAGAGTACTGCGAGTAGCAATGCGTAAAGCACTGTGCGTGACTTTAGGATTTGGATTAGTTTGTTCATGTGGTGTAACCCGCTGGTTAGGCGGGTTTGTTAGCTTCGTGCTGAGGGGATTAGTAGCTATTCGCCGGATTGGTCAGTTGCTTCCAGCTTCCTGTTGTCGCTGTCGCGTCGCATGCGACAAGGTTGTTTTGAACCAGCGTCCCAGCGGCAGCCGCTCTGTTGAACGCAAAAGAGCCTGCGGTACGCGCAATCGCTGCGTTATTAACATCAACACCAATATCCCAACCGAACACACTCACAGAGCTTGCAACGGCTGATGCAAGGAGCAGGAAGTTTCCACTTCTCGCCTCGTTGCCCAAGTTGCTTGCGCAAATGCGGATGCCTGAGTTTGCCGTTGAGCGAATGTTGATTGCTTGCGTGGTGTATGCGATGTGCGAATAGCCATTAAGGTGAAGCGTCCAACCCGCCTTTGCAACGTCAAACACAAATCCAGCCGTATCAACGTAGTAATCATTGATCGCGCAAATTCCGTTGAAGCTGGCTGTGCTTGTAAGAATTACGCCAGTGCCAAAGTTTTTGCCCGTCACGTTGTTGATAACGATAGCCGCGTCGTATTGGGTTCCTGGCGTTAATCCAATAACGCCAGCAATGTAAACCAAAGAGCTTGCAGCGCCTCCTGTCACTTGTACATTGTTGATTCTCAAGGAACCGCACTGCCCATAAGTGCCAGATACGTTTACAGCCGTAGAGCTACCAGATACGTTCCCCAAATTGGCAACTATGTTACTTATCGAGAGTGAACGCACGTTGCAGGTAACACCAACCATTGGCTGATTGGCTCCAATGGTAGATGTAATGCCGTCAATCTCAACGGATTGAATGACGCCGTTGAATGTTGCAACCGCCGTGGTGTCAGACAAGCACTTTACGATAGATGCGCCACCGGACATGCGACCGGAGAAGTCCCGTAGTCGCACGGTGCCCATGCCCGCGCCGGATACGTTGGCGGGCAGCAAGTTGATGCCGCTAAAGCCCCCGCCGATCTTTACATCAGATACTGTAAGGTCATCAATGTAGCCAAGGAGATAACCCGCATCTTTGTATTGCGGATAGTCACCTTGCAGGATTGCCACCAAGTCATCACCGGTTTTTCCGCGAATACGTGAAATCGTGTTGCGCTTACCTGAGCAGTCCATGTGAATTCCGTCAGAAAACGTGTCGAAGAAAATGTCATCAAACACGCTGCTGTACATGTTCGCATGCATGAATGCGTACTTCATGGCACCGTAGCCCTGCGACTTTAGTAAGCGATAGTTGTGAACGCGCCGGATATAAACGGCATGGCGCTCATAAGTGTCAGGAGTTGTCTGATTTGCGCCGTTGTAGTCAAATGCGCCGGAAATCTCAATGTCGTAATCTGCCTTGCAGACTGTGATAGTTCCAGTGGCGGGAGTTACTAGCGGCTCATTGGGAACGTGTGCGGCAATATTAAATGTAAACGTGTCATTCGGCAGCGTTGTGGTGCTTACGCCAGTTACCTTCCAAATATCGTTATAGCCCTCTTGGGTTGCGCCAAGAATCAAGGCGTAATCTCCAACTACCAAACCATGCGGAGCGCTTACGACGCAGACGCCATTCAAGCCAGCATCGGGTGTTGTCAGCGATGTGACAACTTGCACCACAGAGCCCCAATTGGCGTTTTTCAGCATGCTCTTATTGGTATTCGGTGCCAGCTTCAGGCGGGTGTTTTTACCCATGAAAAGGCTAGTTTTAGAGCCAATAATCAGAGTGTTGTTGATATACACCTCACCGGGAACACCCGCAAAAATATAGCCACCCGTATCAAGCGCGGCCTGTATTTTTTTCGTGTTAGATTCCGCAAACGCCACGTCGTTAGCGACCAATCCGGGCACGACGACCATGTCGAAAAGGCTAACCCCCCCTGTGAGAGGATTAGTACTCACAGTAGGTACATCATCCACACTGTATTTCCGAGTACTATCATCGCTGTACTCCACGGTAGTGTACCCACTATAATCCGTATAAACTTCTTTAATTGTCTTTGGCATATTAGCCCTTTCTTTAATATGAGTTAGTCACTCACTTGGTAGCGCGACCTATCAGTCACTCACTGTGTACTTACTTATGATTTTTACGTACTTCAACTGCAGTTTATTAAACTTGCGTCGAGCTATGGATATATCCTGCACAATTTCCCTAAGCATCCTTCCGTTGTGCTTGTAGAACAGCATGTAGCTAAACATATCATTCGGATGCGGAACTAGCTTTAGAGCGCCTGATATATTCTTCATTGCTTCCTGAAGTTGCATGTACTCGTTCTTCTGCAGCAGCACCAAGTTATTCAGGCGGTTGTCATTCCAGTCTAAATTCTTATGAAATACAACTTGAAATCTTGCAGGCTGCTTACCTGTGGAAATAAACCAAGCTAACCTGTCGGCTTTGATGCTCAGTCTAGTTCCTTGGATAGTAGTCTGGATTTTATTGTCCTCGTCTGGTAGGATTTTGCGAGAGGTAACCGCTGATAAGGGGTTACCGACAAGGTTAGTGCAGTTGGTAGGGTTACCGGAGGTAATAACGCTAAATTCACCAGTCAGAGGGTTGTATTGCAAGAACTTTAGAAGGTCTTTCAGAGGTAAGGGTTGTTTCTTTGGTTCTTGCATGTTTTCATTTTAGGTTTAGGTTAGCTTCGTGCTGAGGGGCTTAGTAAACAACGCCCGGCGTCATGGACTTGGCAGCCTCTACATAATCCAATAGCTCTTTGGCCGTTACCACGTCACACGCGCCCTCGGAGACGCGCAAACGCAGCTCATCGAGGTATGCAGCCAGCGTGGGGCCGTTGGCCGTCGTGATAGTGTGGTGATAGTTGGAGCCGATACCACCGCAGGCAATTACAGCGTTGACATAAGTTCGCGCATTGGCAGGTGTTGCAACGCCATCAGTCTGGAGCGCGTTCGGCACAGTCAACACGGGGTCTAAGACCATGCCGCCAACGCCTGCCCCCCCAGAGGTCTCCATGTTGATGTGTCGCACTTGCGGCTGATCGTAGGATGCACCCAAGCGCCCAATGCCCAGCGTCATTTTGACGCCAGCAGCCAAGGCCGCTGTGCGGGTGTCTTCGTTCATTGCGCCTTGATTGGGTGCCCAAATCTTGGCTGTATCGCCGTAGCCTAAGCTGGTCAAGAAGTTGATACCGGCAACAAGATCGCTCTGCATCGCGCTTGTATCGGCGGCGCTGTTGGCATATCTATAGGTGAAGTTTGCCGCAACGCCTACACTCGTCAAATCGACGCGGTTGACGTTGGAAATGGCGTCGTTTTCGGTCAGGTGCAGCGTGAAGGCCGTTGCATCCACCGCCCTCGCCCAATAGACAGTCCCCACTGAAAGTGGCGCAGGCAAATCCGAGCCGGTGAACACGATGGGGTAGCCCCAGTAAAGGTTTCCGGTAGAAATGTTGTGCGCAGCGGCGGCTGTGAGTGTGTCGGCAGAGGCGTCCACCGATGCAATCGCTTTGGCTGCATAACCAACCGGCCCCATGAGCAACAAGCCATTGTTGGACGCATCCACCGGGTCATTGTGGGTCTGGATGCAGTTTGACCAGCCAGCCTTTGCCAAAGTTTCCAAATGTCCAGCATTCATAACTGGCTTGCCGGTGTTGACGCTGCCGATGCGACGGGTCAAATGGAAGCACGAACCCTTAGAGCCGAAGCCGTATTTGCTCATGAGGTCGTAATGCGACCACGAGCGGGTTACACCGTCTGCGGTGAATTGTTGACCGCCATCCGGCTGAATCACGTCTAGGAGCGAGTCATCCATGCGAATCAGGAACTTGGGTCGGCTGTAGGGCGAGGCGTACACCGGGCCAAGCTGCATCTCTTCAGCGTTGGTCAGCATGCCGGTGTAGCCAATGCCGCCAGCATTGCGGTCACGCAAGCCAATGGACTGGATGGTGTCCGTGCCGAGCACAAAGGAGTTGATGGGGGCAAATGCCCCGCGCGGCAGGTAAATCAAATGCCACTTGCCATCGTTAGGAGCGCCAAAGGTGAGCGCGATGCTCTTGCCGGTGTAAGGGTCTGCAGTTGCCCCCAGATAAAGCTGGATCATGACGGGTCCTTGCGTGCGACCCTTTACCTTCATCCAGAGCGCAATACCCGTAAAACTTGCAGTGGTAGGAGTTGCGGCGAATGTAGACACTGCCGATGCACGGACACTGGCATCGCCAATAAGGCGCACGGCTGTGCCGGTGGCTTCTTTGGCAGGTGCAATATCTGTGGTGACTACGCCAGCAGAGCCGCTGGCAGGGGTGCCGTTTGCGATGATCGAAGCGCCAGCCCAGTTCGTAAGCAGTGAGCCGACAGAAGATGCACGCAGAGCGTTGATGGCGTCTAGCTGAGAAGGTTTGAGGAAAACCCCCACTTCTGACCCGGCTTTCAACGTAAGCCCCCCGGTGAGAGGATTGCTTTTTACAGTAGCCACATCGTCAACAGTATAAGTTCTAGTTGTGTCGTCGCTGTATTCAATAGTTGTGACACCTGCATAGTCACTATAAACTTCTTTTATGGTCTTTGGCATATTTTCTTTCTGGTAATGAGAGGGAGATAGTAGTTGTAACCGCTGGTGGTACGTGCTTAAGCACAGTGCATTAGCGGATTAACTTGAGTGACGCCTTACGGCTTTTGCACAACCTAACGGAATGTTGATGGTGATGGTGAGTACTACAAGGTAAAGGAGTAAGTAAGAAATTAAATCATTTCATTCTTTAGCACAACAAATAACGGTGACCACCTCGTATTGTAGCTAAGGTTGTAACTAAGGTAATAACTTATGTTACAACGTATAGTAAACCGTACTACGTAAAGTAAACATACAATGAACCATAAGGTAATACCTTAAGTACATCCTTAGTAATAACTTCAGTTTAACTTAAGTATTAGTTAATGTC